TTGTCGCCGAGCAGTTGAAGCAGCTGGCCATCGCGGTGGCAGTAGGCGAAAAGAGCCACGCCGAAATCGCCAAGAAGCTCGACTCGCTGGCGGCCAAGGTCGATTCGCTGCTCACGCAGCAGCACGAGGATCGCGGGGCCGAGAAGTCGTGGGCCCCGGTCTTCGACGTTCTCTACAAGGTGGCGGTCGGCGTCGGGATCGCGTATGTTATCTTCTTCCTCAAGATCAAGTGAGGCGATCATGGCGAACCCCCACCAGAACACCCCCTGCGCGCCGTGCGCCCGCAAGCGGCGGGAGCTTGCCGAGGCCGCGCAGCGCGCCGCCAACGCCGCTCGCCAGGGCGACGTCCGCGCCGTTGGGCGCCACCTCATCGAGACGGCACGTGTCGCGCGCGAGGGCGCCGCGATGATGACCGGCCTGAAGCCGAAGGAGTGACCCATGGCGCGCGACTACAATGTGGACAAGAAGCCGAAGATGCTCGGCAGCTTCCCGAAGTATACCGGCAACCTGAACGCCTCGTCGACCAAGAGTCAGGGAGTTACCGGCGCGGCGGCCATGGGGCCTAGCCCGCAGGCGAAGAAGCCGAACCCGACTTTCTTCAAGAAGAAGCACCCCGGCGCCACTTACCGTTGACGGTTTCGCTAGGTAGGCGTATAGATACCGCCGTTGTCTACGGAGCAGGGCCTTCCCATGCGTCCACGCAAGACGGTGCACAAGGGCATCCTCGCAGCGTCCGGTTCCCCCGCCGGCCCTGGTGTTCGCGTTGCCGGCGGGACCGTCACCAAGACAGGCCCTGCCCGTAGCGCCGCCGGTTCTCGCCCGCAGGCGAAGATGTTCGACAAGAAGCGGGGGCAGACGAAGTGAACCGTCGGTTGCTCCCGCTGTCTGTTGTTCGCGACCTGCACAACGCCCGACTGCTTGTGCCGCTGACTGCGGCCATCGAGCAGGCTAGGCAGGCCGACCTGAAGACCCTCGTCGGGACGTCTGATTGGGCCGCGTGTCGGCTGGTGCAGGGCCGCATTCAGGCCCTCGACGACTTTCTGCACTCCCTCTCCACCCAACTGCAGAGTGACAAGCCGTGACCACCCTCCCGTCCTCCATTCGTTCGGCCCGTGCCCGCATGACCGCCATGGTCGGCGCCGCCGGCGCGGCCATGCCGCCTCTCCCGGCGCAGGTGCAGGCTGACGCCCCCGCTACCCAGCCGGCGCAGCCCGCCGCCCAGACGCCTGTGCAGTCTGTCGCCCCGCCTGCTGCGCCTGTCGCCCAGCCTGTTGCGCCGCCTGTCGCGCAGCCTGCTGTGCAGCCCCCTGCCCAGCCGGCGTCGGGGCCGGTGCCCGCGTCGACCGACGCGACCGTTCAGGCGCTGCTGCGCCAGAATCAGCAGTTGCTCGACCGCCTCGCCGCGCAGTCGAGGCCCGAGCCGGCGGACGCGCCTGAGAAGCCCGAGCCTGACTTCGTCCCCCGCATCGAACGGCTCAACGTCTCTGCCGCCGAACGCGACACGTTCGGGCCGGCCGAGTCCTACATCCGCGCGCTTGCGCGTGAGGAGGTGCTGGCGGCGCTTGAGCAGCTTGTCCCCGAGTTCAACAAGGTCCGCCAGCGGACGGCCAAGCTCGAAAAGGACTTGGACAAGCGGGTCGGCTCGGTCACGCAGCAGACCTTCTCGCAGGCGCTCTATGCCGCCGTGCCGGACTTCGACGCGCTCGTCGCCGACGCGGCGTTCAACGCCTACCTCGACAAGCCGCTTCCCTACCAGCCGGGGCGGACCATCCGCAGCCTTCTGGCCGAGGCTTACCGGGCGCAGGACGTTGCCACGATCCGCGCCAATGTCGATCTTTTCAGGCGGCAGGCCGCTCCGGCTTCCGCCTATGTCGCGCCGGACCCCAGCGCGCTTGTTCATCCCGTGGTGGCCGGCGGGGGGCAGCCGGCGGTGCCTGTTCAGGCACCTACGCCTGAAATCCTGACCGCGTCGCAGCGCATGGCCGACTATTCCAGCTATCGTTCGGGCAAGATGCCCCACGACCAGTGGATGCAGCGGCAGGCGCTCTACGACAAGGCCATGATTGAAGGCAGGTTTGACCCCAACAAGTGAGGTAAACAATGGTCCGGTATACGAACGCAATTCCGGCCGCTGCCGGCTATCCGCAGTATTCGGGCAATCTTATCCCCCCGATCTACTCGCAGACGCTGATCGAGAACTTCTATTGCTCGACGGTGTTCGGCGACATTTCCACTACCGAATACATCGGGGAGATGCGCGGCAAGGGCGACCAGATTACGTTCTTCCGCGAGCCGTGCGTCATCGTCCGTGACCACGTCAAGGACGGCACGATCAAGCACGACGTCCTCGAATCGGATACCGTCACGCTCGTCATCGACCGGGCCAAGGAGTTCTCCTACAAGATCGCGCGGCTCGACGCCGACATGATGCCCATGTGGGATCAGATGCGGTCCAAGCTGATGCAGAACACCGCCCGCACCATCGCGGACAAGATCGACTGCGAGCTGCTGGGGGAAATCTACACCTACGCGCACTGCGACAATCAGGGCCCGGCCGCCGGGTGCGTCTCGCACAGCTACAACCTCGGTCAGACCGGCAACCCGGTGCCCGTCACCAGCATCAACGTGCTGGAAGTCATCACCAATGTCGCTGCGGTGCTGGACGAGGCGTGCATCCCGAAGGAAGGGCGTTACCTCGTGATCCCCACCCCGATGAAGGTGGCGATCATGAACTCGGAGCTGCGCGCCGCCTACTTCTCCGGGCTGAGCCAGTCCACCTACCTGAATGGCAAGATCGCCGATAACATCGCCGGCTTTGCCATCTACGAGTCCAACCACGTTCCGCGCGTCTTCGACGCCGGCGCCAACACCTGGGCGTGGCACATCGTCGCCGGCATCCGGTCGGCCACCTGCTTCGCCTCGGTCGTCGAGCACACGCGCGAAATCGAGGACAAGGACTCCTGGGACATCTACTATCAGGGCCTGCAGGCGTATGGGTTCGGCGTCATCCAGCCGAAGGCGCTGGCGCACCTCTACGCTCGGTTCAACTGATCGCCGGCAGTCGGAGTTATCACCATGGCAATTCACAAGCTGTTCTTCGGCGGCCAGCGGACGGTCAATCCGTATCTGGCCATGCTTCCCCAGGTTGCCCCGGACCCGGATGCCGTCTTCGAGACGGACAACCGCCACGGCCCGGTGCTGTTCTCGCCGACTCGCTGGATGCCCTTCGGGCACTCCATGGACGAGGTGTCCTGCGCGTCCTGTGGCGCGGCGGACTGCCGCGAGTCCAAGGCGATCAACCAGTATGTCTGCGACAACGAGATCGTCGACGGCGACTCCATCGACACGCACATCATCCCTCGCTACACCGAGGTGCGGTCCATTTGGTGGATGATCGACCGGCCGATCCCCGGCCTCACGCTGACGCTTGAGTTCCGGGACATCACTGACGACACCTCGTCGGTTGCCATCCCGATCCCCGGCGGCACGATCAACGCTGCGGTCGCCGGCTCCGGCATCATCCACCTGCCGCTGGATGGCACCTTCTACTTCCCGCGCAACGGCCTGCTCCGGGTGACGCTCACCGGCGTGCCCGACGCGCCGCCGACTTCGCCCAACTGCATGTCGTGCGGCGCCGGCGGCCTGCAGGGCTTCAGCTTCTTCCTTAGCCCGGAGATTTACGAGCCCTGCCGTGGCCTGTTCTGATCGACACGTGAATGGGAAGCGGGTATAGTCGGCGCCGGCTTCCGTTTCCCTGCGCCGTGGGCCTTTGGGTGGAGGCCCACGGCGCCCTCCCGTTCCACCCGACCCGGAGTCAGACATGATCGAAGCCACCCACGGCCTGTCTGCTACCAGCGTGCCCGCTGCCGGGCGCAAGGGGCCTGCTTTCCTCCGCAACCGGATCAACGGGGCAGTCTACCCCTACCACCCAGCCATCGAGCGGCTTCCGCACATCGAACCGTTCTACGGGGCCCCCACGCAGACGCTGCCTGATCGCGAGGCGCCTGTGCCGACCGCCGAGCACCCGGCCGCGTGGCAGGCGACGCCCCGCGAAGGCGTGGACGTGACGGCTCCGGCGAGCGCCCCGCCGGTCGAGCCTGTGCCGCCGGCCGAGGCTGCCCCGCCTGGCGCGCCGACGCCATTCGAGACCGTGCCTGTTTCCGCCCAGCCGCCTGTTCAGCTTGGGTTCCCCGAGCTTCCTGCCGTGACGCTGGGGTCTTTCGATGGTGGCGACCCATAACCTCGGCTCGACGGTCGACCAGATTCTGGTCCGCGCCGGGCGCCTGCTGAACGACTACGAGGAGCAGGGGCGCCAGTTTGTCCGCTGGCCGAAGGTCAGCCTGCTGGACTACCTCAACGAGGCGCTTGCGCAGCTGGCTGCCCACCGCCGCGACGCTTTCGCCGTTCAGGCCGTGCTGCCGCTCGTGCCGGGCGCGCAGCAGGAGTTGCCGTCCGACTACATCGAACTGGTCAAGCTCGACCGCAACATGACGCGGGGCGCGACCGGCGAGCCGGAGCCGGGCGCGCCGATCAAGGAACAGGACCAGCGGATGGTGGCGGCGGTCCGCAAGCCGGACTGCCTTGGAACCGTTTCCAGCACGGGTAAGAACAGGCCCTATTGCGTCAGGAGCTATTCGCGCAACCCGGTGTCACCGACGCATTTCGATGTGACGCCGCCGGTTCCGCCGGACGAAGTCGTTGAAGTGATCGCTACGGTGATTCGCCGCCCTAGGCAGTTCACCATCGGCGACTACGCGAAGCACGTTGGCGTCGCGCCGGAGTTCGAGGCCGCGCTGGTCGATTGGGTGCTCTATCGGGCGTTCATGATCGACACGGAGTCCGCGTCCGCCGTGAAGGTCGCGGCTGCTTACGCGGCGGCCTTCTACAACGTTCTCGACACGCAGCGGCGCGACCGTTCCGGCTTCAACGCGGACCGTCGGGCGAACCTGCAGGCGCCTGCCACCCCGACTATTCGGTATCGCCCTCGGAGTGATTCGCCGTGACCTGCACTTGCGCTCCGCCGGAGGGCGGCTCTGTCCGTCTGGAAGACTTCTTCCCCAACGTGATCCCGTTCGTCATGGGCATCCCCGACGAGGTGGCTGCGCACGCCATCCGCGAGGCGGCCATCCTGCTTGCCCGGCGGGCGCAGGTGCTCCGCCGCCACGTCACCATCGAAACCCTGCCGGACGTGCCTGACTACCAGCTTGAGTTGGAGGACGACTATGTGGTTATCGGCCTACTCGATGTGGCGTTGTTCGGTTCTCGTCTCTCGGCGCTGAACCGGCCCCCGCTGGATCGACACACCCCCACGCGCCCGTCCTACTACTTCGCGCCGCCGGATGACCTGCGGGTCTACCCTTCTCCGTCGCGCGAAAGTCCGTGCGGTCTGGAGGTCGTCGCCGCCGTCTCGCCCGGGCGCGACAGCTGCTTTCTGGACCGCGTGCTCTACGACCAGTTCGCCCACGTCATCGGGGACGGCGCCGCGGCCAGCATCATGCAGATGAAAGGCGGAGACTGGTATAACCCCGCGGGGGCGGAGCGGCACTGGCGGTCGTTCGCCCTTGGGGCGGCGGATGCCAAGGCGGCGGCCAGCCGCAGCTACTCGTCCGGGCCTACCTACATGACGACGCGGAGGTGGGTGTGAGGCACTACCTGTTCCAGCCCCGCCGGCCCCTCGACCCGCGCGCGCTGCAGGCGCCGCTCGCCTCGCCGGATTGCAAGGACTGCGCTCCGCCGCCGTGCAATTCGTGCGCCCCGGGCTGTGCGACTTGCCTTGACGTCGAGGACTGCAGGCCGAAATACATCCGCGCCAAGCACTCGATCACCAAGGACACGGCGGCGACCTGCTTCCGCCCTTCCGATTGTCGCTACACCGCGCGCGGCAGGAAGCTGGAAGAACTGGAAGCGTGGGTGCGCCCGCGCGGAACCCTCGTCTGGCGGCTTGCCTACCCGGCGTTCGACCGCGACGACGATGGCAACATCTGCTTTCGCTGGGACCACCACCTGTTCGCGCTCGGGGCCAAGCGGCTTGAGGTCGAGTTCCGCGAATGCGGGGAGCCGTGCGGCGTGGTGGAACTGCGCATCAGGCAGGACTGCCTCATCGACCGGAATGCTGCTACCAACGTGGAGCGGCGCGACTTCTGCCCGCCGCTGGTCGCGCCTGGGGAGATTACGAACGTGTTCGATGCCGTCGTCCAGTTCACCGGGTTTCTCGGCGCCGTGCTTGAATCTGGCGCTACCGTCCTGAAGCTCTGCCCGCCGGATCGCCAGCGGCTGTGTTCGGTCAACCTCTGCCGCCCTGTCGAGCTTGCCATTGATGACGGCGTGAACGGCGAGATCGTCCGCTTCGTCGGTTGCACCAACGGGCTGCCGATTATCGAGCGCGGGGTTGACGGCACTGTCCCCCGCCGCTTCCCCGCCGGGGCGCGGGTCAGGTTCGTCTGGACCAGCGGCAACGTGCTGGCCGCGCAGGAGGGATGCTCGTGAGCAGCCTGTTCTCCACCACGCTGGTTCATGCCGTTCCGTCCGACGCGACGACGCTGACCGTCGTCGGTCTGCCGCCCGCGTTCATCACGATGATGAACACGCCGGGGCACGCCTTCGCCGAAATCTACACCGCCGGGCGGCGGGAGGTCGTGCTCGTGTCGCAGGCATCCGCCGGGCTGCTGACGGTTCAGCGGGGCATGCGCGGCACGTCCGCGCTTCCGTGGCCGGCTGGCGCGTGCATCTGCGGCGTCGAGTTCATCGAGGGGCCTTGCCCGCCGGACGGCTCGGCCAACCCGTGCCTTGACCTGTGGGCGGCGCTGACCGTCGACGAATCTCTGCTGTTCGACGCTGACCTGCCGCGCCTTGGGCTGCGGCCTACCGGGGTCGTGCCGGGCAACTACGGCGGGGCCGTGGTCAACCAGTTCGGTCAGTTCGTCTCGATCCCGGACAACTGGCCGGCGAGCGCGCTGCCGATCTTCGACCCGTGCGGCTGCCTCGACCAGATTATCACCCCCGGCCCGCCCGCAACGGCAGCCGACGTCTCCTATGTCCCGGTCACGTTCGCGCCTATCGTCACCGGAACGAACGTGCAGGTGGCCATCGAGCAGCTGGAAGCGGCGCTGCACGCGCTCGGCGGCTCGCTGTCCGGCGGGTTCGGCGTGCTGTCCATCGCGACGAACGCTCCCATCGTGCAGTCGGGGCCGCCGGCAAGCCCGACCATCGGGCATGCGCTTTCCGGCCTCGCGCCCGGGGTCTATGACGGGTTCACCGTCGACCAGTGGGGGCACGTCGTCGCCTACACGCCCCCGGCGCCGATCAGCGTCGCGGTCAACGGCATCGCTCCGGTCGTCGCCGCCTTCAACCCCATCCCGGCTCCCCTCGGCACCTACGACGTGTCGGTCAACCCCGCGACCTACACGTCGCCCGGCGTCGTTCAGCTGGTCAACCCTGCGGACATCCCGAGCAGCGTCCCGCCGAGCGCCGGCGGCCACGTCATCACGTGGGACGGACTGCAGCAGGCGCTGAACAATCTCCCGGATGTGCTCATCGAGCGCGCGACCATCGGGGCAGGGTCGTGGAGCATCACCGCCGCGACGCAGGTCGCCTCCGGTAACGCCTCGACGGTGGTCGTCGCCAGCAGCCCGGGCAGTATCGACGTCCAGCTCATCCCGCCTGCCCCGGGCGAATACCAGGTCGTCGCGACCCTGCGCGGCGACCATGCGGCGTCCATCTACGTCGAAAACCTGTCGGCGAGCCTGTTCCGCATTTACTGGGTTGCCGCCGGCCTTGGCACCGCGACGCACGTCGATTTCCACGTGACGGACCTGACCTGATGCCGTCGATCAGGATCACGCGCTTTGGTGGTATTCGCCCGGCGGTCGCCGGTGAGCACCTTGACCCGCGCTATGCGCAGGAAGCCCATAACCTCCGCCTGCGTGACCTGACGCTTCGGCCGTTCCTCGCCCCGCTTGAGGAGCAGGTCGAGCCGCACCCCGTTCGCTCCATTTACCGCAGCGCCGATTCGTCGACCTGTTGCTCGCGCCTGTTGACGTGGGACCACTGTGTTTCGGTGATGGAGGCGCCGGACCCCGGCGCGTGCCCGACCGGCGACATGCTGCTGGTGTTCCACCAGGGCGACCGTCCGGCCGAGCCGCAGCGTTACATGCGCTGCGAGGACGCCTACTACCCCATCCGCGTGCCAAAGCCCGAGAAGGTGCTGACGTTGACCAGGCTCGCCGCTGGCACCATCGAGGGCAAGCTTGAAGGCTCTGGGCCAGACGCGCGCGCCTACACCTACACGTGGGTTGACCGCTTCGGGGTCGAGTCGATCCCGGCCATGCCGTCGAGGCAGGTCCGTTCCTACGACGACGAGGTGTGGAGGCTCGACGGGTTCGACACGCCGCCGCCGAACGCCGAGTTCGTCCGAATCTACCGATCCACGACGCAGTTCGAGGACGGCCGGCAGGTCAAGAACCCGATGGACAGCAGCTACCAGCTGGTTGAGGAAGTCCCCATCGACGCCAACTGGGCCGGCTCGTTCGTCGATAGCCGACGCCTTCTGCACATGGACTACGGCACACTGACGACGTTCGAGAATTGCGACATCCCGGAGCGGATGGAGCAGGTCGTCGTCACCGAGCAGGGCTACCTTGTCGGGTTTCGGGGCAACGAGCTGTTCATTTCCGAGCGGTATGAGGCTCACAACTGGCCGGAGAAATACCGCCAGATGCTCCCCGACAAGATCGTCGCGCTCGCTGTTCGCTACGACATCGTGTTCATCGCGACCACCGGCCGGCCTTACAAGGCCAGCATTGCCTTCGCGCGCATGGGCGACACCGCTGACGCCACCATCGAGGTGATCCCGTTTACGGAGCATTACCCCTGCATCGGCGCGCAGACCATGGTCCCGACCGACAACGGTGCCGCCTATTGCACCCACAAGGGCATCGTCAGGTTGCCGACGAACGGCAACGCCAAGCTGGAGTCGAGGTTCCGCGTCGACGAGGACGACTTCCGCGACTTCGCGCCGAACCTGGCCGTCTACCACAACGGCAAATACCTCGCGTCGCGCAGCCCCGCCGGGCGCGGCATCATCGTCGATTTCGAGGATAGGGTCGAAGGCGACATCGACATCGGCGACCTCGTGACCGCAGACCTGCGCTGGGATGCCGTCCATTCCGGCCGCGACGGCTATGTCTACTTCTCGCGCGGGAACACGGTCTATCGCTGGAACGCCGGCCGGCAGCCGATGCCCTACCGCTGGCGCTCGAAGGTGTTTGTCCAGCCGGGGCTGGTGGCGTTCGCCGCCGCCAAGGTGGTCGCCGACTACGGCCCACCGATCCAGTTCAGGCTGTTCGCCGATGGCTCGCTTTATGCCGAGGATGTGGTATCGTCGAGCGCACCGTTCCGGTTGCCGGCGCGCGGACGAGGCATCAACTGGGAGGTCGAGGTGTCTGGCGCCACGCGGATCAGGGAAATCCACGTCGCCACCTCGATGGCCGAGCTGACGGAGGCGCAGGGATGATGTTCAACTACGTTGCCGACTACCTCAACGACGTCGCCGGTTTTGCTGTCGTGCGCGCGGTCGACGCCGGGTTGACCGCCGGGGTGGTGGTCCAGATTGCCGGTTATCTCGACGCCGCCGGCGAGCCGGTGTCCTGCCGGATGCGCGCGGCCCGCGCCGTCTGCATTTTCCCCGGGGGCGAGGTGCTGAACCTCTGGGGCGTCGCCAATGCCCCCACTGTCGTGTTTCATTGAGGACTCCATGGCTTCCTGGGAAGACGACGCGACGCTCAAGCTGCGCGGCTACTTCAAGACCGACGCCGCCACCGGCATTGTCGTGGCCATGCTTGGCGCGCTGCGGACTGTGCAGCGCATCCAGCGCGGCCTGACCGACGACGACACTCCGCGCGACGTGCTCCGCCTGCTGTTTACCACCGTGATCGCCATCTACGACAGCCCCTTCATTCAGCAGCACGGGGCCAAGCTGTTGCCGATCTACCAAGCAGCGGTCATGGGCTGGCTCGACGGCGCGCGCTACTTGTCCGAAGTCGGCAAGCAGCCCGAGGATGCCCCGCGTGACGAGAAGACGATCAGGCTGGTCGAGAACGCGCAGGCGTGCGCGCGGCTCTACCGCGAGTTCGTCGTTCAGGCTATGGTGTGCGAAGTTGGCCCGCAGGAGGGGATCGGCCGTTCCCTGCGGCTGCGCGAGACGCTGGACGAGCTGATGGAGCGGTGACGTGAGCATCGTCGAACGCGCACGAATCTTCGAAATCCCGCGCGACAACTGGCAGCGGGATTTCACCACGATCATCGGCACCTACGCCGTCATCCGCCAGTTCCAGCTTTACGAGGAGCAGCTTGCGCTCGCCCGCCAGACGGTGCGGCAGGCGGAGGATTACCTTGACCTGACCAAGTGGAACTTCTGGAACATCGCGGTCCCCACCTGGAACCGCCAGCGCGATCTGTTCGACCGCTACGTGGCCAATTTCGCCTACTACGAAGTCGAGTATATGTCTGACGCATTCCGGTTCAAGGAATACGAGCCGGACTACACGACGCAGGAAGGTCGCACGCAAGGTCAGGTCCAGTATATCTTCGACCGTGCCGCGCTTCAGCGAAAGCGTCAGATCGGTAAATACGCCGCTGGTCGCGCGTGCCACGACGCTGTTTACTTCGCCACCATGACGGCGCTGGCCAAGGTCGACGCCGCTAACCACGGCTACCGCTACGAGGAAGCCAAGAAGCGCGAGCTGGATGCGTGGTATTGGCAGCGCCGGACCGACGGCGCGCGAATCACCGACAGCATGGCCAACCGCGTGGTGGCCGGGATCAACAACGGGGCCAACGTCGCCACGAACGCCATCAACGCCGTCGGGCGCGCGGTCAGCGCGCTGGTCAGCGCCACCAACGCCGCCGGCACGGCGACCCACAACGCCGCGCAAGCCTACGGTGCGCTGGCGAACGGTGCGTTCAGGGCACAGGGCTACGCCATGGGGCGCGGCGGCAACGGTTTCGACATCGGCGGCATGATCGGCGGAATGCAGGGCTTCGGCGGCAACGGCTACCAGCTCGTCGGCCCGAGGCAGGCCGTCGGCGGCGCGGTGGCCGAATCGCTGGGCCGGTCCTCGGCGATGGTCCCCGGCGGCGGCGACTACGAGACGGCCGGCGTCTACTCCGGCATTGGCCTGCAGCACTACACCTGACCATGGCTGTCAACCCCACCATCCCGCCGGAAAACTTCCTTGATGAAAACGAGCCGTCCAATCCGTTGGCGCGCGCGCCTGAGCCGCCCGTCGAGCCGGAACCGCGAGCGCAGGGACAGGAAGACGCCACCGGACAGGAAGCGCCGGCAGAACCGGCCCCTGCGCAGCCGGAGCCTCTTGCCAATCCCCTAGCCGCCCCGGCCCCGGCGCAGGCGGACTCCGGCGAGTCTGACCCTCTGTTCGACCTTGTGCCGCAGCAGGAAGAAGCCGGTGGCACGTCCCTCCCTCCCGGGCAGGAGCACGTCGACCCGGCGAAAGCGGCCGAGGCGGAGCCGGTCGACTATCCTGACATGGCGAACAGCCGCAACTTCGGCGTCGAGGACTATCGCCGGCTGCTCCGCCACCCGAACGTCCAGCGGGGGCTCTACGCCATCCGGCAGGCCGAGGGCACGCAACGCTACGCCAACCCCTACACGACGGCGTTCGGCGGGCGTCAGATTGGCGACCTGTCGTGGCACCCCATGCGGGCGTTCCCGTTCCGCAACCCGGCCGGCGGGCCGAACGCCACCACGGCAGCGGGGGCCTACCAGTTCCTCGGGCGCACGTGGAACGGCGTGGCGCGCCGTCTGGGCCTGCGCGACTTCAGCCCCGAATCGCAGGACATTGCTGCCCTGCACCTCATCAACCAGCGTGGAGGGCTGCGCGCGCTCGTCAACGGCGACGCTGTCGGCTGGGCGCGGGCCGTCCGGGGCGAGTGGGCGTCGTTCCCCGGCGCGGGCTACGGGCAGGGCGAGCAGCGCATGAGCAGGATCGTCCGCTGGTTCAACTCTCCCGGCGCGGACGCCATTCCCGACTATGCCGAGATCGCTCGGACAGGACGGTTCGTCTCTCGCCCCAACCCCAACTCAGGCGCTGGTGCTGTTGCCCAGGTGCCCGGCACGGACGCCGGCACCTCTGGCGGCGGTGCCAGCGCCGCCGCCCCCCGCTCTCCCCGGAACCCGCTGGCCGACAACCCCTACGACTACAGCGATCGGGAGACGGGGGGCGGCGACTACGAACCCTCGACGCCGCGCAACCCGCTGGCGGCCGCCGCGCCCAACTACGACCCGAACGTCTGGGACGAGCGGGACGAGCCGAACGTCTGGGACGAGCGAGACGAGCCGAAGGGCGTAGGAGCCGACCCGATCCCGCCGTCGACGCTCGGACAGCCTCAAGCGAGCCGCCGACCGCAGAATCCACTGGCGACCAACCCCGCGCAGGCGTATGCTGCGCGCCTGTCAGGATTAAGGCGCAACTTGTTCGGAGGTTAGCGTGGCCTACGCCGACCCGTTTGGCTCGTTCATCGACGGCTTCCGGCAGGGCGAGGCCGACGCGCGCAAGGCCGCCGGAGAATCCAAGCGGTCCCGGCGCGGCGGCTCTGACGATTCCGGCGGCTCCGGCGGCTCCGGCGGCGGCCGGAACAACGACGACCTCATCCCCAACGCGCCGATCCAGCCCGGGCTCCGCCCCGGCGACCGTGGCTTTGTTCCGATGCCGCGTCCTCCGGTCCCGGTCCTCACCGACCAGAACCCTTCGCGCGGCTACGGCGAAACCGAAGGCCCGGGCGCCGATGCGCTTGCCCCGACGCCGTTTGATCGCGGCGGGAACCCCATGGCACCAGAGGACGGCATGGCCCCCGGAGGCGCGGTTCCTGCCCCCGTCGCGCGGACGCAGCTGCAGATGCCCGAAGACGGCATGGCTCCCGGCGGGGCCGCGCCGCGTCAGGCGGCGCGGCTGCCCGAGGACGGCGGCGCGCCCGGCGCGGCCACGGCCATGCTCCCGCCGCCGGTGCCGAATCCGTTCACTGCACCGGAAGATTTCGGCTCGCCGGGCGTGGCCCCGCCGAGTCTTGAGGACGTGCTCAACCGCCTGCCCCCGCCGCCGCCGATCCGGCCGCCCGACAACGTCGACGTGCTGCGCATGATCGACCGCGAGGCGCGCGCCGCCGGGCGGGTGCCGTTCTGGGTGCAGACCCAGCGCGTGCAGGTGCAGGATCGCGACCCGTTTGGCCGGCCGGCCGGGCCGCCGCGCGAGGTGATCCGCCGCAATCCCGACTTCGTCGAGCCGCAGAACAACGACGGAGCCTGGCAGTCGGTCAGGATGCGTCGGGAGGCCACGCTGCCGGAAATGCGCCGGCGGGCGGCCGCTGGACGGCTCACACGCGAGCAGTTCAACTACCTGATGCGCTACATGCAGGGCGATCCTGACCTGACCAATCCGTTCGAGGGCGTCCCCTGATGCTTTACGGACCCTACGCTTCCTACGCCAACGGACCTGATACCGTCGCGCCGATGCCGGAGTGGCAGGATTTGCTGCACGCGGCGCGCGTCGACATGCTCGTGAAGGACGTGCTCAAGCGGGTCGAATCAGTGGGGATGGCCGCAGCGGCGGTAGCGGTGCCCGCTACCCCCACGCCGTTCGGCGACGGAGCCGTTCAGCCGCCGTTCGCCGAGGAGCCGCTGCAGGAAGACGCCGCAGGCGGTGCTTTCGACATGTTCGAGCCGCCGGAAGGCGGCCCTACGCTTCCCGACGGCCAGTGGAACACCGGGGCCGACATGGAGACCTATCGCATCATCGGCGCGACGCCGTTCGATGGACCGATGGAGCAGCCCATGGAGCAGTTCGCCGGCGGGCTCGATAATCTTCGCGTGACGCGCGAGGCGATGCAGCCGCTTGAGCGCGCGATCAGGCCGACGTTCGACACTTACAGCCGGTTCGGCTATCCTGACCTCAAGGCGGACCCTTACGGTAACGGCATCATCAACGCCATCCGCCGGATGGTTCGTGGAGCGCAGGCGTGAGCTACGTAGTTGGCGATCTTCCGATTCCGGAAGAAGACACCCTCGACCCGTCGGAGCAGCAGCGGCTGCGGCAGCTGCGCGGGCAGCCGGAGCCGCCGCCTCCGCCGCGTGCCCAACCGCAGCCGTCCCAGCCGCAGACGCAGACAGAGCCGCTTCCGCCGCGCGCTCAACCGGAACCTCCGCAGCCGGAGCCGCTTCCGCCGCGCGCTCAACCGGAACCTCCGCAGCCGGAGCCGCCCTCGCCGCAGCCGGCGCAGCAGGACTCCGATCCCGAAGTCGAGGTTCCCGGCTACGAAGGTCGCTGGTCGCGCGCTCGCGTGCGCCAGCTCCGGGAGCTGGAAGCGCAGCCGCCGACACCGGAGAACATCGTCGCCTACTCGCGGGCGGTCGGCGAGCGCAGCCTCGACATCCTCACGCGCGACCCGAAGGACGACACCGACACCGACAGGGCGCAGCGCCGAACCGCAGCATTCCGCCTGCAGTTCCGGCGTTGGGTGGCCGAGAACGGGCTCGAAGAAGCCTTCGCCAACGGATCGGCGCGCGATCAGGAACGAATCATCCAGCAGTGGGCGGACAGCATCCACCCGCCGACCCCGCAGACCAACCGTCGCGGCGAGCAGACCGGGCGGGCGGTTCGCAGCGCCGAATCCCGCGAGCTGACTGCGGCCCTCGTCGGCGAAGGGAGGATGCCCTACTGGACGACGTTTGTCCCGGACGAGCAGCAGGTCGACGAAGCGGTCAGGAACAGGACCGCCCGCGAGACGAGGGCCGCGCAGCAGGCCGCGCAGCAGGCCGCGCGAGCGGCGCAGGCCGAAGCCCGACAGGTGCCGGCAAACCCTCTGGCGCGAACCCCGCAGGCCGCCGCGCCGCAGGAACCGCAGGCCGGGTTCTGGACCCGCGCGAAGGACGTCGCCGTCGAAACCATCGCCGGAGTCGCGCGCGGCGCTGTCGGGCTTGGCGACTTCGTCAATCGTGGGCTGCAGCAGCTCGGCATCGGTGCCGACCAGGCCGACGTCGAGGGTATCTACGCGCTGCTGGACGCCGCGAAGGGGCAGTTCCAGTCGGAGGCTTTCCAGCGCGAGTCGCGAGCGTTCTCCGAAGCCCTGCGCAAGGTCGACGGCAGCGTCATTGTCTCCATGGGCCGGGCGCTCGCGCGCGGCGACACCGAGGGCGCCCGGCAGCTCGCTCAGCAGTCCGGCATCGGCGAAGCGTGGGACCGCGCCGGCACCACCGTCGTGCTGGCGACTATCCTCGGCGGTGCCGCCGAGTTCGTCGCGCCGTTCAGCGCCGGCGCGCGAGTGGCGCGCGCCGGGGCCAATGTCCTTGCGCGGGGTGCGCCGCGCGTGGCGACAGCTGCGCCGGCGGCAGGCGGCATCGCCGCCGCTACCGCTGCTCCGACAGCGACGCAGATGACGGAAGTTGGAGCCGAAGTCCGCCGCCAGACCGGGGACAACGCGCGCGCCGACGCAGCCTCGGCCATGGCGTCCGCCGGCGGTGCCATCGCGGCGCTCGGCAACGTTCTCGGCGCGACCATCGGTCCCGGCGGGCAGGTCGCCCGCGCTCTTGGAATGCGCGGGGCCAGTGCTGTCGCCGGAGAGGCCGCCAGCGCACCCGCCCGGGCCGCCATTGCCGGTGCCGCTGGCGCGGCGCAGGGCGGCCTTGCCACCGCAGGCCAGAACGTCAACCGCGCCGAGGCCGGCGTCGAGCAGGAGAACGTCACCGGGCCGGCGCTTCTTGGCGGCGTGCTCGGCGGTGTGCTTGGTGCGTTCCCCACGCGCGGGCGCAGCGAGGCCCCGCCAGCGCCGCCGGTGCCGGCGGCACCTGGCACTGCGCAGGCCGGCAACGGCGTCATCCGGGGCGGCGTCGCCAAGGCCGAGGCTCAGCAGTCGGCCCCGCAGCCAGTCCTCGCGCTCCCGCCACCCTCCGGCAACGCGCCCGAATCTCTGCGGCGCACGCCGGAGGGCGGGCTGGTCGACCGCCGCGCCGCTGTTCCCGGAGGGGTGGTGCCGGAGGATGCCGGCGTGCGCGAGCGCAACGCGCCGTTCTCGTGGAACGACCGGCGACAGGCGGACCCGAACACCATCTTCGTGCCGCCGACGCGCGCCCTGCCCGCCCCCGACCCCGACAACCCGTCGCCGAGGCCGCAGGTCGACATCATCGAGCGCAACGCGCCGTTTAACCGCAACGACCCGCGACAGGATTTCCCCCGCGAGCCGGGGGTCATCTACGGCGAGCCGCCGCCCCGGAGGCCGGCACTGCCGGCGCCTGAGCCCGGGCAGGAGCCGTTCGTGGCGCGCGAGGCGCGGCCCCGCGAAAGTGTCGTCGAGCAGAACGCCCCGCTCAATCCGGCGGACCCGCGACAAACGGACCCGAACACCATCTATCTGCCGCGCTACTACGGCTCGGACTTCACCGAAGTTCCTCCCCTTCGTCGGCGGCTCGGCGAGATGCCGCCGGAACCGCCGCCTGCGGCTCCGCGCGGGCGCGAGGTGCAGCCCGCCGAGCAGATTGTGGCTGACGCCATGTCGCTGCCGCGCAGCATCCTCACGCCCGAGGAACGACAGACTCTCGGAGTCGACCGGCCGCGCGTGCTCACGCCGGACGGCATCCTCGACGTCAGCGGCGACACGCCGAAGCTCGTGCGGCCGAACACGCGCGAGTTCATCACCGCCAACACCGAAGGACGGCTTCCGCCGGCCGGCGTCAGCCCCGAGGTGGCCGCCCGCATCGTCGAGCAGGCGCGCATCCGCCGGCAGGTGGAGCTGGCGCGAGACGCCTTCGTGGCGCAGCAGCAGGCACGCGGCGTGCCGCGCGATCAAGCGTGGCAGAACCTCGCCCGCGCCGAGCAGGACGGCACGTTCCGGCGCTTCATGGAGCAGTTCTACAGCCGCAAGGGCGTCCGCCCGGCGGCTTTCGTCGACACGCCCACTGCCGCCGCCGTAGTGGGCGAAATCGACGGCCTTGCCACGCGCGTCGGCGCCGCCGTCGAAGTCTACGACGGCGTCAGGGCCATGCCGATCGAATACCGGCAGGCGTTCGCGGACGGCCAGACCAAGGCAGTCACGTTCACCGATCAGGACGGCGTGCGCCGCGTAGTGGTGGACCGCTCCATGCACGCCGACGGCACGGACCTGCGCAAGACGCTGCAGCACGAGATCGTCGGGCACGTCGCGCTGCCGGAAATCCTCGGAGCTACGGCCTACAACAACCTCATGATGCAGGTGTCCCGCCTGCAGGCCGAGAACAGCGCCGTCGCGCAGCTCTACCGGGAAGTGGCGAAGCAGTATCCCGGAGCCGACCCCCGCACGCAGGCGGCGGAGGTGCTGGCGCGCGTCGTCGAGGACGGTTCGCTGCCGAAGCGCAGCGGCGTCCAGAAGCTGCGCGATTCGTTCCTCGCCGCCATGCGGCAGGCGGGGTTCAGGGGCCAGAAGGACGGCCTCATGACCGGCGATCAGCTGCAGTCGCTGCTCGCCACCGTGCGCGATTCGGTCAACAACCCGGAAGCGGCGTGGAGGCTCAAGGAAGCCACCGCGCCGCTCGGCAGCGCCGGCCTCGGGCAGCAGTTCGAGCGCACGGTCACCGGAACCCGGCAGACGCTCTGGACGCGCGCTGCGGCCTTCCTGTGGAACGAGAACGCGCCGATCATCGAGGCGGCGCGCACGCTGCGCGACGTGCGCGGCGTGCAGTCCGGGGTCGTCGACCAGCTGTTCCAGGCCCCCAACAGGATCAACACCACGTTCGACAGGTTCGCCGTCCGGCACATCGAGCCGATCCGCAAGACCATGCAGGAAGTGGCCGACGCCACGGGCAAGTCACTCGACCAGGTCAGCGTCATCCTCGACCAGATTGCCGCCGCCAAGCACGGCATCGAGCGCAACGAAGCCACGTGGTTGCTGTTCGCGAAGGTCGCCGACAGGGTCGAGGGCGAGCGCATCGCGCTGTTCCGCGACTTCCGCAACGGCAAGATCGACGGCAAGACGCTCCGCGACAACCTGCGCGCCATCGTCACCGACGACACCGCTCGGACGCCGCGCGACGAATGGCGCGGCTACGGTGCCACCGATAGCGAAATCAGGCAGCTGCAGCGGGCGCTCGCCGACGACCCGGCGGCGCAGATGGTCGAGGCGCGGGTGTGGCCCATGCTGCGAGCCTTCGTCGACGACCTCACTGACCATCAGCTCAAGTCGGGCATCCTGACCCGCGCCGAGGTCGACCTCTACGGGTTCGCCAACTATGTCCCGGCGCGCGGCGGCGCGGCGGACGCCCCGCCGCTGGTCATCAACGACATCGCCGGCAACTATGTCACCAGCCACACGGCGCAGGGACGTGGCGGTCAGGGCATCCCCGAGCGCGTGCTCGGCGAGCTGCTGGACATGTCGGTGGACACGGCGCGCGCGTTCGGCAACCGCGAGTTCTTCCGCGCACTTGGCGAGGCCGTCGCGCTGGACGTCGCCAACACGGCGGCCGGCCGCAAGCCGCTCTACGGGCGCGAGGTCGAGTCGTCGAACGTCATCTCGACGGCGGCGGACGACAAGATTCGGTTCAACATCCCGAAGGGCGTCCGCCCGGAAGACTACCAGAACGTCTTCCGCTACATCGACGCTAACGGCGACCTGCGCTACCTCGCGATCACCGACCCGACGCTTGCCGCCGCCCTGCGCGGCGTGGCGGAGGGGCCGCCGCGCGCATCGAAGATCGCGGCGGCGGCGCAATCCGTGACCGGCCTGCAGGGCCGCCTGCTGACCTCCCTCAACCCCTGGTTCTGGGCGACACAGATTCAGCGCGACCTGATCGGCAACACGCTGCGCATGCTGACCGACTACCAGGCGTTCGGCATGACGGCGAAGGACGTGCCGACCATGACCAGTGGCTTCCTCGCGCGGTTCTCGCGCGAGATGCTTCCGCTGTCGGACACGTGGCGCTACGCTTCCCTGAACGCGGATCGCGGCGCGCAGCTGCGCCTCATCGAGGAATGGAAGCAGTCGAACGACCCGAAGCTGCGCGAGCGGGCCGAGTTCCTTGAGGCCGGCGCGATCCGCTTCTCGTCGCAGTTCTCCGCCACCAGCGAGTTTCGCGGCACGCCGCTGGCCAATGTCCTCATGGGGACGGATAACCTCGCCCGGCGCGGTTACGACCGGCTGTTCGGCGCCGATGGCGTGCTCAAGACGCTCGCCGAGCGCATGTCCACGGCGCAGGAAGCACTTGAGCTTGGGCACCGCTGGGCTTTCTACCAGACCCTCCGCCGGCACGGAATGGACCCGGAGCGTGCCCGGTCCGAGACGATCCAGCTGACCAACTTCAACCAGCGATCCAAGGTCAGCCGCGCACTGAACCCGTGGTTCGCGTTCTCGCACACCATCACCGCCGGTGCCGACCGCGCTTTCAACAAGGGTCTCTGGCGCAACGGCGAGATTCCGTGGCGGCGCGTCGAGCTGCCCGATGGAACCGTGCAGCGCACCGTTTCGCTTGCGGACGTGGCGAAGAATCTCAACTACCTCCGCCTCGGCGTCGTCGCCGCCATGGGCTACGCCGCCTCCGCCGCCACGATGAGCCTTCTCGGTGAGCAGAAGGACAAGAACGGCGTTTCGCTGGCGGACAAGCTGTCGCCGGAGTCGCGGATGCGGTCGCTGTTCTTCCCCGGCACCAAGCCGGGGCAGGTGTTCCGCATCGCCATGCCGGACACCGAGGCCACGCTCGGTCTCGCCCTCGGCGTCGCGATCCACGGGCTCGAAACCGGCACCATGAATCAGGCCGAGGCGCGCGTCGGGCTGCTCAACGTCGCGCAGCGCATCTTCGGTCCGGCGCTCAAGCCGCGCAACGACTTCCCGGACGGCGAGCGCGGCAACCCCATCACGAGCATGACCCTCGGCGCGGTCCCCACCGTGCTTCGGCCCGTCGTCGAAGGGGCGCTCAACTACAACTTCGCCGGCAACCCGCTGGACAGGCGCGGTCAGGTGGTCAACGCACCGGGCGGGCAGATTCGACTCGCCGGAGTCGAGGCTACGCGGGACACGACCAACCCCTTCTGGCGGCGGTTCGCCGAGGCGGTGCGCGACGCGACCGGCGGGCCGGGACGCGGTGCGGACGTCAGCGGCGACGTCTACCGCAACATCATCACGACCTATCTCGGCGCCCCTGCGAGGGTCTGGGACGGCGTTGCACAGGCCGAGCACCAGGCCCGCCGGGACGGCAAGGCGAACGAGTTCAACCCCGTCGAGAAGATCATCCGCGACCTGTTCATCAAGGAAGAAAACTCGTTCAAGGGATACTATTTCCGCGAGCACGAGCAGGCCAAGGCTCCGCTCGAATCCATGCGGCGCGCCTACTACGCCGCCGTGCAGGCCGACCGCGACAGCGGCGACGCGCGGATGGTCCGCACCCCCGACTCTCGTGGGCGGATGCGCATGGCGTGGAGCGTCGGGCCGCGCCAGCGGGCGTTCCTTGAGGCAAACCCGGTCATGCGGGACTACGAGGATTTCCTCCGCGCCCGCGCGTCCAACGACAGGCGCGAGACTGCGTCCGCCGGGGCGTCGCCCTACCAGCAGTCGAGGACCGCGCGCGAGTCCGGCGATCCTGACCGCATCCGCGAAATGCAGGAGCGGAACGAGGACCGGCTCGCCGCCGAGATTCGACTGTTCAAGGGCCTCTGGCAGGCACACGCCGAGTGGCAGGCGCAGGGGGCTAATCCCGACCGCTGGTCGGCGATCAGGGATCGCTTTCTGCCACCGCAGGCGAGAACACCTTGACGACCAACACGTCGCGCGGAAGCATCCTGTCCTCGTGGCTGTAGACCGGCCCGGCACCGGGCGCGAGAATCTTGCGCGCCCTGCCGACCAGCGGGTGGTCTCGCAGCTGCGCCATGAGGTCGGCGACGTTGCGCGGTCGCATGAGCGCCGGCAGGTAGTCGAGCAGCACGTAGTAGACCTCGTGGACGCCGTCCTTGTCGGGGCGGACGTGCGCACGGCAGACCAGCGGGCCTGCGGCCACGCCGGTCAGCGGCGGCGGTTGCGGGACCACGGTGTCGCCGCTGTGCAGGTAGGTGATCTTGCGGCCCGGCGGGATGTTGGTCCGCAGGGCCTCGACCAGCGCCGAATAGGCGGCATCCATGCCGCTCGTCTCCGACACATACCGCTTCTGCTCGTCGAGCAGGGAGCGGAGGAACCGTTCGCGCCGGCTTCCCATCTTGATGATCCCCATTTCCTCAAGCAGTTCCTCGGCGACGAGAAGCGCCGCCGTCGTCGAAACGAACAGGACCGACGTGCGGTCTTGCGCGTGGGCGTGCAGTTCGGCGCGAAGCGCCTCGATCCTCTCCGACACCCGGCTGTAGTTGGCGAGCACGTGCCGCACGAAGCGGGGGCCGAGGAACCCATAGTTGGCCGAAAGTGCCGCTTCGACGTTGGCCACGTCGGCGGCCTGCATCTTGAACGCCATGCCGTTGGCATGCAGCGTCATGACCCTGCGCTTGGTCCCCTCGTCGTTCAGGCTCGTCTGGTTCCCGAGAGCGTCCTGGATCGCTGTGTTGGTCGCGGCGATAAACAGGGTCTTCCACGACCCACGGTTGGCGCGCAGCGCGTTGCTGTCGCGCGTCATGCGCTCCTTCGGTCGGTTGTTGGTCGCCAGCGTGACGAAGCCGGCGATTTCTTCCTGCGACACCCGCGCCAGCTCGTCGATGTAGATCGGCAGGTTGCCGTGCCAGATGTGGCGGATTTCGGCGGCGTTGTCGGTGTCCGACGGCGATGCGATGCCCCTCGGGTTGGCGGGGTCACCCCAGATGCTCCGCCCAAGGCGCATCACCGTGGTCTTGGCCGTGCCGGCAGGGCCGGAGACGTTCAGCAGGCAGGACGTCGAGACGCCCGACACCATGGACACCAGCGGCGCGGCGAAGCCGGCGAGAAGCGCCGTGTAGGCCCAATCGCGCGCGGACAGGAACAGCGCGCGCATCGCCAGTTCGTGTCTTATGGGGTCGCCCGCCGTTCCGAACAGCGACACCGCCTCGGCATGGACGCCGACGCGCACGGGGGCCTGCGCGTAGCCACCGGCGCGGACCGCCAACGGCCCGCACAGAAACTCCCGGTCGCCGTCGTGGTCCGCCCACCCGTTCGTCACGGCGACGAGGCGCTTCTGCTCGCGGTCGACGGCAGCCTTGCAGAGCTTGATGTAGTCGTAGAAAAGCCGGTGGACTTCCGGCGACAGATGCTCCGGCGAGACGCCCATGGAGCTGATTTCCGCCGCGACGTAGCGAATGTCCGGGAGGATGGCGTTCTCAAGCACCCGCTGCTTCGCGCGACGCGGGGTAGACTGCGACGAAATGTCCTCGACCGTGACGATGTAGTTGTGGCGGTTGGGGTCTTCCGGCTTCGGCGAGGCGGCGGTGATCGCCCACAACCCTTCCGTCAGCTTGGTCGGAACCAGAACCTTCGAGATGGCCTTGCGGGAGTTCCTGGGCACGCGCTCGTTGTTCTCGTCGACGCGGTATTCCTGCACCCAGTAGAGCGCGGTGTCTGTCGCCCAGTAGCCTTCTTCTTGCGCTTCGGTGTTGACGTTGACGCACCGCTTCACGAAGCCCGGCAAGGTCAGGTAGGCACCGATTTCACCGGGCGGCGGGTAGGCCGCCTCGACCTGCGCCGCCGTCACGGCGCCGGCGGTGACGCGCGCCTTGTAGAGCGGGAGGTTCACCGGCGAGGCGTCGCCGCTGCGCCTGAACGCAGGGCAGTTCTGGCACGCTTCCGGAGTGTAGGGCAGGCCGGTGGCGGGGTCTTTCAGCGCCGAGCGGATGTTGGCGCAGGTGGCGATCCCGGCGTTCTCCCGGATGGCGCGGGCGACAACCTTCGGCCACGGGTCGTTGACCTGCGGCTGGACCATTGTCAGCAGCTTGGCTGCGGTGGCCTCGCCGTCCTTGCAGTAGGCCAACAGGCGGGACAGAACCCATCGCTGCTGGTAAGGCACGTCCACCGGCTGACCTGCGCGAACGCCGCGCGCAATCTGCGCCACGAGGTTCCTGATCGGCGCGCAGCCGGACGCGATCTCGACGAAGTCGCCGCTGCGCGTGCGCGACAGCCGGTCGTCGAAAAGCCCGACGAGGGGGAGATGCGCAGCGTTAGGCGGGGCGACGGTGCCTGCGGTTTCTGGCCTGTTTATGGTTCCGACTGCCGGCACGCCGGCGGCCTCGACGCCGGCAAGGAACGACTCCACGGTGTAGACGCGGTCGAACGCGGCGAGAATCTTGACCGGGCGCGGGTCGGTCGGGTTTTTCGCGTTGACCGCCCCGGGGAAGCGCAGCAGCCCGGCGAGGTCGATGACCCGACTGGTGTCGGCGGCCAGCACCGGGTCGATTGCGGTCACGCGGTCGCGGAAAGTGACGGCGGCGGCACGCCACGTCGCCGGGTCGACAGACTCCGCGAGTCGCCAATAGAGGTGGATGCCGTAGCCGGACGAGACGACAAACGTCGGCAACGGCAGTTTGCCGGCGCGGACGTGCCCGTAGAGAGCGGCGACGACTTCGGTCTGCGAGCGATACTTGCCGTTGCCGGCGGGGTCGACGTCGACGTCGAGGACGAAGGTGCGGCACGCGGAGACGTTGGCGGCCTTCCGCGCCGTGGTGCCGGGGACGAACCCGTTGAAGGCGAACCAGCAGTCCATGCCGCGCGCGGCGGCCGCGTCAATCGCGCGCAGGACAGCCGCGTGGCTATCGCAGATGACCGCCCTTGCCGGACGGCCGCCGACAGGTAGGACTACGATGAAGGAAGCCGTGCCGTCGTCGGGCAGGCAGGTGAGGAGCCGGGCGTCTGCCATGCTAGTCCCCGTCTTGGGGCGCCCCTTGGCGGGGCGCCCCGCAATCATCAGGCACCCAGCTTGCGGAGCAGCTCGGTGAGGCCGCCCTCATCGTCGTCAAACACCGACGCGTCGACCGAGTCGCCAGCCGGCGCGGGGGCGCTGGCCAGCACGTTGCCGGCCGCAGGCGCGGCGGGAGTAGCGGCAGCGGGGGTAGCGGCGGCAGCGGGGGTAGCGGCGGCAGCGGGGGTAGCGGCGGCAGCGGGGGAAGCGGCCTTCCTCGGCCTGCCCCTGGTCGGCGAAGCGGAGGCAGCGGGAGCGGCAGAGGCGGCGGGGGCAAACCTGTTGGTCGGCTGCGCCGGCGCAGCGGGTTCCTGCCGCTCGGGCGGAAGCACTTCGCCAGTCAGCGCGGCCGGGGTAGCTTGCGCCGGGGCGGCCGACGCGACAGGGGAATCCGCAAACGCGGGCGTGACGGCCGATGCTCCGGCCGACTCGGTGACGATAGCAGAAGTATGGCGGGTGATAAAGTCCTTGTTTTCGCTCACCACGCGAACGAGCGCCGTCAGCTCCTCCTCCGACCAGAAACCGACGGGGCGGAACATGACCTTCGGCACGCTGGCGCGCGAATCGAACTCGATGCGGGTGCAGATGGTCATGGGGTTGACCCCGTTGGCCTGCCGCGCCAGCAGCTTGCCGTAGGACGACAGGCTGTAGAGGTTGGACGCCGGGTTGTCGTCGCCGAACACGGACATGCCCTTGACGTCCATGAGATAGACGCGCTCCGGGTCGCCCGTGAAGACGACGGCCAGCCGCTTGGCGTAGCCGCACGCCTTGGTCCCCGGAAGGTTGCCGGACCCGGCCACGTTCTGCGGACAAACCGCGCAGGACGTGGCCTGCTTGGCCGGCGCCGACTTGTCGGGCACGGTTCCGTCGGTCGAGTAGCAGTCCGGCGTGCCGGCCTGCGCGTTCGGATCGAATGCATCGGCCCAGAACATGCGCGACACGGTCGGGATCGCCCCGACGATGGCAACGTCGATGTAGGTGGTCGGCAGCGTGATCGTCTCGCCGTCCCGGACGAGGTTGAAGCGGCCGCCACGGAACGAGATGCGCGGCACGGACTCGCCGGCAGACGCGAGGGTGATCGCCGGCAGCGCAGCAGTGACGCGCGCGACATGGGCGGGGATGTGGCCGCCGAGGGTGGTGAGGTTCATGGTTTTCTCCTAGGTTCAGCTGCTGCGGGTGCGGAGCTTGATTTCCGCCATGACGTCGACGCCGGGCGGCGGGGCTCCGGTGTCGTCGAGGTATTCGCGCACTGCCGCCGGCGACAGTCGCCGCTGCAGCAACGCGAGGTTCTGCGTCTCGATGACGTGGCCGTGGAAAGCCTGCCAATCGACGACGTAAGGAATACGCTGCACTTCGGTGTAGAACAGCGCGCCGTCGACGCGGGCGCAGGAAAGACCATGCTTGCGCATGTAGGCCAGCACGGCCTGCTCGATAGTCGCCATCTTCTTGCGGATGGCTTCCTCGCGCTTGGCCAACTCCGCCAATTCTCCCCGGAGGGCGAGCAGCGTATCGGCGGCTTGCTGCAGGGGGGCGGCCACGGGGCCGTCGGGCGGTTGGGTGGTTTCAGGCTGCATTTGCTTCTTTCCCCTGATTGAGCACCTTTCGGTAGAGGTCCAGCAGGTGCTGCTGGCTCATCTGCTTGTCGCGGAGGGCGGTATACCATTCCCGTTCGACGGGGTGCCCCCACAAGTTGCACACCAGAACCTTGTTCTTCTGGCCCGGCCTGTCGGCGCGGGCGTTGGCCTGCTCGTATTGCTCGGCGGCCATCACAGGTCCATACCAAATCGTCGCCGATGCGGCGGTTAACGTCAAGCCATGTCCTGCCGCCTTCGGGTGCAGGACGAGGATGCGCAGGTCGGAGTCGACCTGCTGAAACTCCCTGACGAGGCGGGTCCGCTCGCTGATGGACGTTCGTCCGTCGATGAAGCGCGTCGACTCCGACCCGTAGCGCCGGCGCAGGTGCTCGCACAGCACGTCGATGGACGCGCGGAACGGAGCGAAGACCAGCGCCTTGCCCGGCGTCTCGTCAATCACCTCGCAGACTCCTTCGAGTCTGGGGTCGACGCTGACCCGGCTCGATTCGCCCGCGTCGTTGCGCACGACGCCCTGGCAGACCTGAAAGAGCTTGAGCAAGCGGGCGGCGGCGTGGACGGCCGTGACCTTCTGGCCGGCAATCTCGGCGATGCTTTCGCGCACCAGGTCGTCGACGGCCTTCTTCTGGTCGGCAGACAGCGCGCAGTAGCGGTCCACCGTCGTCGTTGGCGGAAGGTCGAGGCAGTCGGCGCGCGAGAACCGCACAGCCGGCTGCAGCGCGGCGAACACCGCTTCGACGGCACCCTTCTTCGGCACCCACTTGAACCGCGTGACCTGCTCCATGGTCATGTCGCGAAACGCGGCGTGCGACGGCGGGACGCGGTGCGGGCACACCAGCTTGGCCAGGCCGTAGGCGTCGAGCGGGCTCTGCGGCATCGGCGATCCGGTCATCAGCCAGAGCCAGCGCGGCTGCGCCAGCATCTTCAACGCGCCGAACCGTTGCGTCGTGTGGGCCTTGAACGCGCTCGCCTCGTCGACGACGACAAGGCCGATGTCCTTGCGCCGCATCAACTCGGCGTGGAGCAATTTAAGTCCGTCGTGGTTGGTGATATAGTAGTCTGCCGGCGTGGCAAGCGCCGCGAGCCGCTTGGCACGCGGACCGTAGAGCACCTGCACCCGCGCCCCCGGCGCGATGTTGAACAACTCGTCACGCCAGACACTGTGAAGCGTCGACAGCGGCGAAGCGATCAGGACGGACGTCAGGACGCCACGGGCGCGAAGGTATTCGCAAGCCCAGATGCAGGCGGCGGTCTTTCCGGTGCCCATGTCGTTGAAGACGAACGCCTTCGGGTTCAGGGTCAGGAACGCTGCCGTCTCGCGCTGGTGGGCGAAAGGCCGGAACCGTCCGGGCCACGACCACTTCGGGTCGCGCATGATCGGGCTATCGACGTCGACGCCGAGATTGCGGAGCAGCCTGGCGACCTCGACCGTGTGCGGGGCGACCGCCACTGATTCGCCGCGCAACGTGCCGCGCGCAATGGCGCGCAGGTGCGGCTCCACCGTGTCGGCGACCGCCCCCGGCAGCACGATCCCGCCCGGGATGTAGCGAACAGTGCCGGTCACTTGTCGGTCCTCGGGCGGAAGATGAGCGCGAGACCGTCAACGTTGTGGCGGTCGACGACGAACGGCGTGCCGCCGGCGGCGCGGATGGCTTCAAGCTCCTGTGCCTGCAGCGCCGTCGGGGGGTTCTTGTCGGAATCGGCCTTGCACTCGATGGCGAAGAACCTGCCCGCGTGGCAGACAAGGATATCGGGCACGCCCGCGCGGCCGAAGCCGTTGGCCGGAGGGAAACAATACCACGCGCCGGCTTCCTTGAGGATGGCAACGGCGCGGTTCTTGACGCGGCGTTCGGGTGTCATCAGCGCCTCCCGTTGTGCGGGCAATCGAGGACAGGACAGTGAGCGCGGCAGAGCCCACTGGGGCGGTGCGGCCACGAATCGTGGTCGAACGACCAGCGGATGTCAGCCAACAATGCGTAGGTCGGCGCGAGCATGGCGGGCAAGTCCTGCCGGCGGTAGCTCTTAACGTGCTTGACGTTGTGCTGGGCGTAGACGAAGGACGTGACGACGGCCTTCACCTCTGGGAAGTTGCAGAACACGGCGGCGGCGTTGCGGGCGGCCTGCCCGGTGTCGCCGCGCGGCTTGCCGGTCTTCCAGTCGATGACGGCGGCCAGCGGCTTGTCGTGCATCAGCACGAGCACGTCGACGATGGCACGCCCCCAGACGTCCGGCGCGTAGAAATCGGTCCCGGTGAGGCGGGCCGTGATCCCGAGCTTCACCTCCGCGCGCTTCTCGCCGTCGAGCGCCATGACCTGATCGAGGAACGGCTTGTAGGTCGGCAACCGGTCAGCAGGGAACGGCGCCTCGCCCTTGATCGCCAGCTCAAGCGCCTCGTGCACCTCAAGGCCGGCGAGCGCGTGCTCGCCCGGCTCGTCCTTGATGTCCTTCGCCACGCGCTTGCGGTAGAACTTGTGCGGGCACGTTTCGTATTCGTTGAGCGCGGAGTGCGACCAAACAAAGTTATCTGCCGTAGAGTGCATGTTCAGTCCTCGATAAATCGAGTGTCCGGCGAAAGTCGCGTATATTCACTAAAGCACAGCCGCGTCACGGCTTCCAGCAAATAAGCGTTGGCTTCGCTCGAAAACTGCTTTTCGCCGATGTATTCGGCTACGTATTCGACTACGTGCGCGGCTTCGTGCGCGCACAGTCCGACCAGTCCCGCCAGCGAACGCACCGGCTTGTGCTGAAGCCAGACGACGATGCGGCACCGCTGGGTTTCCTCGTGGACGTAGGACACGGTGCGGCCGGGGGTATCCGGAGCGGCGGACTTGAGGCCAAGACCGGACAGCAACGCAGCGTGCTGCGGAGCCGTCGTGGCCACCCCCACCTGGCACGGATAGCACGCGAGGCCGAACCAGCGCGGCATCGGCTTCGGCTTCGGTTTCGATTCGCTGGTCATTTTGCCAGTCCATAGATTGCAGCTGTGCTGACGGAGCAGCTGACGGCCATGCGCGGCCACCAGCGCGGCGGGGTCGACATGACCCGCCGGACGAACGCGGCGCACTCATCCGCCTCGTTTTCGCGGCACATGACCACCACCTCGTCGTGCACCTGCATGAGGACAGGGTAGCGGGGCAGGATGGCCAGCACCTGTTCGGTGATGATTTCGCGAGCCAGAAACTGCGACAGGTTCTCAAGCACCTGACCGCCATAGATTTTCTTCCGCCCGGTCGGGGTCGTCTTGCTGTTGAAGGCGTAAGTGAACTCGCCGCTCTCCTCCGCCCGCAGGTCGGGGTATTTCACCGCAAGCCCCGACGGCCCGATGACACGGTCGTTGAGCCAGACGAGCGGCGGGTTGGACGGCAGGTTGGCCGGAGCGTCGCCGGCCGCCATGATCTTCAGCGCGCGCCCGAGCATCTTCCACGTCGCCGGGAACGCCCGATAGGTGGCGCGGTAGGTCTTCACGATGCGTTCGGCCTCGGCGTCGTCCAACGTCTTGCCGGTCTGCGCCCAATAGGCCGCCGCGAACGTCCCGGCCCCGGACTGGTAGCCGAGCTGCAGGACGGCGACCTTGCCGACCTGCCGCGCCTCGGGGTCGGAGTCCTTCGTCACCGGGCGACCAAAAAGCGTCGAGGCAAACTGCGCGTAGAGGTCGGCGCCGGCGACCAGGGTGTCGACAATGTCCCACTGCCCGCACAGGCCGGCGCTGGTGCGCAGCTCGATGTTGGCGCTGTCCGCAACGACGAGCGTGTAGCCCTCCGGCGCCATGATCGCCTTGCGCAGCATGGACCTGCGCGACAGGTTCTGCGGGTTGCCCCCGCCCCCGCGCCCGCCGGACAGACGGTGCGTCACCATCGCCCCGGAGTAGCCGAGGTCGACCGGCCACGCGCCGGTCGCGGCGACGGCCGCGTAGGCCGCCGCCCGCGTCTCCTCGATACTCGACTTGACGGACAGGCGCGCCGAAACAAGCGCCGCGACCGTCGGGTCTTCGTGGTTCTTCAAGGCCACGAACGCCGCGTCCTTGGCGCTGAACGCCCACGTCACGTTGCCGGTCCGCTTCGACACCTTCGTCGGGGGATCGACGCCAGCGGCCATCAGCAGCGCGGCCAGCCGGTCGTTCGACCTCAAGTCGACCGCTTCGCGCTGGATTTCCGCGAGCACCTTCTCGCGCATTTCGATTTCGGCGTCGCGCAAGGACAGCAAAAGGCCGTGGTTCAGGACGAGCAGCGGCTTGACGAACATCCGCACCGTCCAGTCGAGCACCTTGTATTCGCGCGCAGGAAAGTCGCGCGACAGGATGCGCATTATCTGGTAGGTGTTCTCGATGTCGCTGACCGCGTAGCTGGCCAGCTGCCCCCGAAGGTCGGGCGAAAGCTGCCGCTGCCCCATGGCGGCGACGAGCGCCGCCGCGCCGGTCTTGCCGGGCAGGCCGAGGTGCTTGGCCACGGAATCCAGCGAATGCGACGGAAGGCTGCCGCCGATGATGGCGCGCGACATGCCCATGGTGTCGATCCACATCTGCGGGTCGAGCCCGTAGCGCCACGCCAGGATGGCTCCGTCGAACTTGACGTTGTGCCCGTAGATCACGACTCCGGGAGTCCGAGCCAGACGGCGGACGAACTCCGGCAGCGCCTCGGCATCCAGCCACCGGGCCGGCTCCCCATCAACCTTGACGGCCGCGCCGTGCACCATGAACCGCTGATCCCGCAGATACTCTGTCATGGACAGCTTCCGCAGGCTGTATTCGCGGTCGTAGTAGGTTTCGAAGTCGATGCCGACGAGGATCATGTGCAGCTCCTGAGCAGCCGTCTGACGACGCCGAGCGCGTTGTAGTCGCACCTGACGTCCGATGGTGTTCTGGCCAATACTATAGATACATTGCTTCCGTCCACGTGGACTTTGTAGCGCCGCGCGGTTTCCTCGACTGAGTATTTGATCTGGTTATCCTGCAAGAACTTGCAGGTCTTTGGGTATAGTTTCTTGAGCTTGTGCTCCGGCGTCATGCTGCCCTCCCTGCATCCAGCACGTCCATCAGCGACGAAATCACCTCCGCCGCGAGCGGGGCAACGATTGCATTGCCCGCAATGCGCCAGAGACCCACTCTGCCGGGAAGCCCATCAACCAGCAGGCGAATACCGGATTCGGCGCGCCGGGCCTTGCCGTCGTGGCAGGCGAGCCATTCGGCACCTGCCCAGAAGGAGCCGTTCCGCGCAGCAGGCCGTTCATCAGCAGCTCGCCCGACCGCGCGCCGCTCCGGGACTTCCGCCCGCCGGCCACGTCCGCCAGTGTCGGCGTCGGCCACGCCGCTGCCATCTGCCGGGGCAACTGGTCGAGCCGCGACCGGCCGTCCTCCGTGGCCGTCGCCATGCCCGGCGTGTCCTTCCAGTCGCGAGCCGAAGGCGTCACCCAGGGTGACGCCTGATGCATTTGCGAGGGAAGGGGCTGGCCACCGGCCCCGAAGCTCTGGTTCGGCCCGCCCTTCTCGCCGTCGCTCGCCCTCGGCGTGGGCCACTGACCCATCGTGCCCGCGATCTGCTGCGGCAGGCTCTCGCCCGTATCGTGCGGCCTCGGCCCCAGCGAGCCCTTGTTCCCGTCCATCGCCTGCGGGGTGTTCCACGGCTTGGGCTCCGGGCTTCCAGCCGGCCCCCTCAACGGCGACCCAGTAGAGCCGCTGGCGGATGTGGGGGGCGTCCACGGCGCAAGCCGGGATATCGACCCCCCGGCAGGCGTAGCCTTCTCGCGCCAGATCAGCGCGCACTCCGTCGAACCAACCGTAGCCAGCCTTGCCCGCAACCTGTTCTCCCACGACGACAGGGGGCCGGCAGGCACGGACGAGGCGAAAGAAGTCGGGCCACAGGTGCCTTGAATCGTCGGCACCTCGGCGTTTCCCCGCCGCCGAGAACGGCTGGCACGGGCAGGAGCCGGTCCAGAGGGGGCGGTCGTCGGACCACCCGGCGAGTCGGGCAGCAACGGACCAGAGGCCGCCGCCGGCGAAAAGGTGAACTTGGCTGAAGCCTCGCAGGTCATCGGGCTGAACCTCCGTGACGGATCGCGTGTCGACGACACCCGGCGCAATGGCACCGTCCTCGATCAGGTAGCGCAGGACATGCGCCGCGTCGGGGTCGTTCTCGTTGTAGTAGGCGGTCACTTGTTGTCCCCCCTGTTCTTGGACGGGTCGCGCAGGCGCAGGTTGCCCGGCGAGTTGCCCCCGCCCTTGCGGATCGGCTTGACGTGGTCCACGTCCTTGCCGGCCAGCGCGGCCTTGCCGACCTTCTTCTCCATCATGCGGCGCGCCTCGACCCGCAGCTGCGTGTCCTTGCGATGCGCCCGCTCGTATTCGCCGTAGCGGTGCGGTCCCTTCCTCGGCATTTCACGTCCTCATCATGATGACAGCGGCAGCGACAAGCCCGGCGGCGGCGCCGACGATCACGGCAACCTCGGCAGCGAAACCGAACACGGCGGCAGCCACCCCGAGCAGACCGGCGAACAGGCCGGAAACGTAGAGCATCCCGATCACGCCCCCCGAGCCCCGTAGAACACCGGATGCCCGTCAGCGGCCGCGCGGAGGATCGTGTCGTCGGCGATGTCGATCCCCGGAAGGGCTACGACGAAGTAGTCCGGGAACATGGCGCGGATGATGCGGTTGCGCTTCTTGAACAGCTGCTCGCGCTCGCGCGCGTTCTCGTCGGGCGGCAGCGGCGGCCGGTCGTCCTGCCCGATGTAGAGCGGGCGGTAGTAGAACACGACGCCGAGGTAGGAGGCGAAGTCGAACATCCACCGCTCGACCTTCGGCGAAACGCCGACCACAAGCGTCTCGAAGCGGTAGCGGCCGTGGAGCGACCCCATCATGCGGTCTAGGTGCTCCATGGCAGACTCCGAGAGTCTGTCCGGGTTGCCCGTCACGATGCAGGTGGAAATGGGCGCGTCAGCGGTAGTGCCGTCGATCATGGCTTGGGCCCCTGTGGCTGGTGTGCCCGCGCGCCGGCGCGCGGGCGGAGGCGATCAGCTCCCGGATCGCTTCGTTGAGTGCGGCATCCGGCGTGTCGCCGTAGCCGGTGAACGTGCGCGATCCGTGGAGTCTGCAGATGATGCCGCGCTTCGACTGCCCGAAGTTGACAGCCACGCCGGCCTTGGCCTTGCGGAAACGCTTTTCTTCCGCAATTAAATTCATCGCTTGGATGATTTTTTCCTGCACGCGAACCCCCTGTTTATGGTTCCGACGTCGCCGCGAGCCGCGCATCGGAAGCCGTTTCGAAGCGCCGGCGAACGCCCGGCGGAAACCATGCGAGGATAGTGCCGCGCCTCGGCAGAGTCAAATCCCAAACCATCCAGCAGTAGGCCGTGGCGGTGGTCGCCTCGGGGTCGTAGCGGCCCCGGACCATCGCGACCCGCTCGCTGAACTGAAGGACATGGGTCGGCGGCTGGCAGTCGTAGATGCGGCGGAACCTGTCGCCGCCTTCGAGCGCCGCCGTGCGGACGAGCATGGCTACGCCCCGCCGCGCCTCCGTCAGGGCGCGCGTGACGAAGTCGGTTAACCGCGCAAACGGTGGGTTAGTTATAATCCAATCGGCGTCGAAGCCTTCGGCGTTCGACGTGTAGTCGACGATCTTCCACCCCTTGCCGTAGTCGAAGATGTCGGAGCCCCGCACGTCGGCGAAAAACTCCCGCAAGACTTCGGTCATGTGCCCGAGCCCGGCAGCGGGGTCGTAGGCGACCATGGTGCCGATGTCCTGCCGAGCCGACAGGAACGCGCACAGGGCGCGGGTGGCCCACGGCGGCGTGGGGAACAGGTCGGGGTCGTCGCGCTTCGCCTCGCGCTTGGCCATCACGGCGGCGGACGTGTTCTGCGCTTTCCTCGTCATCGGTGCCTCCGGGCAGTGCGGCGGTTCTCCGAGGCGGATACCCACCGAAGGTTGGACCGACGGCAGTCGAGACTGTCGCCGTTGATGTGGTCGGCCACCGGCTTGCCGGGCGGCGGCGGGCCAGCGGCCCGCAGCAGCACCTCGCGGTGCAGGTAGACCTTGGTGTAGGTCGCCTCGCCGGCGACGCGCCTGCAAGCGGCGCGGGCGGTGTATCGCTTGCGGCGGAGCCCGCTGTGCTTGTTGCTAAGTGACACTGACCAGCGCCAGCGCAGTGCCCATTGGTAGTCCTCGAAGTCGACGAGGGCAAACACGCTGGCGTCAGAAGTGAGATAGATGCGGCAAGGCGCATCCCAGTCGATCTCGTGCAAGGCAAAGGGGTCGCCGTCGGCGACCCCTGCCGGGAGGCGGGTGCTCACGTGAACAGCCCCACCAGCGAAGCGGCGGCATCGTAGCACGCCTTCTTGGCCGCCTCCATCTCCGCCTGCACGACTTCCTTCTCGCTGCGGCGAGCTTTGGCGCGGAACTCCCAGAACGATTCCAGGCGCTGCAGCACCTGCTCGCGGGTGATGGCCAGCGCCTCGGACACGATGGGATCGCGGGTCAGGTTGAACTCGTCGACCTTGTCAATGAGTTCGCGCAAGCGTTCGATCCGCTCGATGCGGAACCGCTCGCCCTTGTCCAGCTGGTCGTGGATCGACAGCACCTCGCCGTAGACCTCGTCGCACAGCCGCTCGACGTAGCCGGCATACGCCTTGCCGATGGACTGTGCCACCCGCTCCGCAAGGTCGCGGTCGTCGCTCACCCGAAAGTCCCCCATGTCCGGCACGGGCAGATATTCGACAGCGAACGAGCAGGCTCCCTGCACGTCCTCCTTCAGCGGGTAGTCCTCCGGGCGGAACAGGTCGCCGAGGCTTTCGCGCGCCGCCTCCACGTGCTTGTCATAGGAGTCAAGGAACTCCCGAAGCGCCTCGTTGAAGTTGGACTCGTGGAGTCTGAACGCCTCGTCGAAGCTGCTCCATGCCACGAGCGGCAGCAGCGCGGCGCCGTTGTTGTCCCACGGGAAAGTGCGTGCGTGGAAGTCGGCGCGCGCGGCGGCGACGATCTTGCCGAGCCGGTCGGTGGAGTCGGCGGCGAAGATGCGCTTGAGGTAGCGCCCGACCTTCTCGCCGGCGCTCTTGCGCCGGCGGACTTCCTCGGTGACGTCCTGGTCCACCACGGTCCGGGTGAACAGGGTCACGCTCAAGCGAACGAGAATAGCCTTTTCCTTCAGCGACATGGTTGCCTCCTAAGTCAAGCGTCGCAAGCGATGTAGTAGTGGTTGTCGCGCGTCCCCGCCGTCAGGAACGACGGCGCAGCGTGGAAATCGCGCGCGGGCAGAATGTTAACCTCCCGGACAAAGCCGAACGGCGCGGTGGTGTAGGTGTCGGACGTCAGGGAGTGCAGCAGATGCTGCACGTATTCCACGCCGCACTCCGAAACCTTGGCGACGATGTCGGCCGCCGTCCCGCCCTGCGCGGCGGCACGCACGAAGCCATGGTGCGCCGGGCCGGCGTAGGCGAAGGAAGCGAGCATGAGTCGCACCGCGATAGGCTGCGCCACGAGCCGCACCGCAAACGGCAGTCCCTGCAGCCGCGCGTCGGGCGAGCCCGGCTTGTCGACGCCGAGGGTGTCAAGGAGCTTGAGGATGTCGTCGACGGTCCCCTGCGGGAGGGCGCAGACAACGGCGGAAAGGCCGAAGTCGTAGACGCCGAGCCCCCGATCACCGATGGCGAGCGCCGTGATGTCACCGCGCACGCGCAGGGTGCCGTCGACGAGGTTCTGTTCCACGGAGACGTCGTGGAGCGTAGCCCCGGCCGCGTAGGCAACCTGACCGCGCTGGACGAGCAGCGCAGCGGAAGCGGTCGCAAACGGAACGGCCGAAGGTCGGCGGAAGTCGCCGGCCGCCGACTCCAGTCGAGTCCGCCGGACAACGACGGGCTTGTGGCCGTTCAGGAGGTCGCGCCGCCAGTCGGACGACAGCAGCGGGCCTTCGACGAGCATGTCGCACGTCGGTGGGCTGAAATCGGCCGCGATCTTGGCGTCGGGGTGCCAGAGTGCGTCAACCGGGCGCAGGTCAAGCGGGATGGTGCACGGGATCATGGTCAATCTCCAATTCTCACGGAGCGGCCCCAAGGGGCGGTGATTTCGGTGGTGAACGCCCAGACCACAGGGTAGCCGGGTGCCCGCTGCGGGAACGTGCCGTAGCCGTCGGTGAAGTAGACGAGCGCAGACGGGCGGGCGACATGCGCGCGGACCCAATCGAACGGCGGCCGGAAGTCGGTCCCGCCGCCGCCGCACGGCGACAGGACAAGGTCGGAAGGCCGGTCGAACGTCTCAACCTTGTTGACGTCCGCATCGCAGTAGACGACGTGGATTTTCTCCGGCCGCGTCTGCGCGCAGAGTTGGCGAATGTAGGACTCGAAGCGCCCGAGCACGCCGTCGTCGATGGACCCGCTGGTGTCCACGACGAGGACAAACTCGCCAGCCGGCTCGCGCCTCCTGCCCGGCATGAGCGTCGGCAACTGGCTGCGCCGCGACGGGCGCGCCCAGCTGCGGTCGTCCGTCAGGCGGGCATGGGCGGACAGGACCACATGCGCCAGCACGCGCCGCCAGTCGACCTTCGGCGCTGCCACCGCCTGCACGACGCGCTCGACCATGGCGGAGACATTCCCGACCGTCTTGGCGGCCGCAGCGGCGGAGATGATGTCCGCCGCCACCTGCGGAGCGGCGGACTCGTCGGAGTCCAGAATCGCGTCGAAGCCGCCGGAAACGTCGCCGCTGCCGGAGCCGCCCTGCGGGGCGGCAGCCACCAGCCGATCATAGATCGCCTCGGCGCTGTCGTCGGTGCCGACGCGAGGATCGAACAGGTAGGCGAACGACCGCATCGGCGCGCGGCCGGACAGCACGTCGATCAGGCCGCCGATGTGCATGGGCGGGCCGTCCTCGGCCGGGAAGTCGAACCTGAACCCCCGGCGCATCAACTCGGCGTTGATGACGAAATCGGCGGCCATGTTCCACAGGTTCGGCCAGCGCGACCCGCGCCGGATGTTGTGCAGCGTCGCCTTGTGCCACGCCTCATGGGCGAGCACGGTGGCGCGGGTCGCGTCGTCCAGCCTGCCCATGAAGGTCGGGTTGTAGAGCACGACCTTGACGCAGTCGGTCGCTGCCGTCTGCTGCGACTCGTCAGGAGTCAGCGTCATCGTGGAAAGGACGGACGCCTCGAAAGGCGCCCCTCCGATGAGAATGGCCAGAGCCTTGCGAAGATCGGCCATCGGTCACTCCTTGCGCAGGAAGTTGCCGGCGGACACGAAGTCGCCGTTGTTGTGGATGTGCCGAAGCAACTCGGCATCGGCGATCAGCGCGGACCCGTTGGGCTCGGTCTTGACGCGCGCCATCAGGCGCTTGACGAACAGGCCGGACACCTCGGGGTGGTGACGCTCGACCCACCTGAACCCGTTGCGGACCTGCGCGGCGTTCTTGGCGGTGCTCGCCAGCGCGAACGCCTGAAGCAGCGCCATGGCGAGGTTGTCATGCGCGCCGAAGCCATCCGGGCCGGCCAGCAGCTTCTCGGACGGGTGCAGCTTGGACATGCAGTCCAGCACATGGGCAACGCGCGCCGCCGCCTCGTCGCCCACCACGGCCGCCAGCATGACCATCCGCATGGCCGGCGACGAGGCGAACTTCAGGACGTCGCTCGCCCGCTTCCACGCGCGCGGCGTCGGCGAGCGAGGCTGCTCGGGGTCGAACTTGGCGTGCAGGAACTCCTGCGAAACGCGCAGCGCGGCGATGATTTCCGGCGACACGTCGTTGGCGAAAGCATAGTCGGTCCACTCATCGAAAGTCGGACCGGAGAAGCTGACCACCGCCATGCGGTTGGTCAGCGGACGCGGCAACTCCTCAACCATGGCCCCGGAGCCGGGCGGGTTGCACGCGGCAATCACGCGCGTTCCGGGCGGGAACGGGAAGCCACCGCAGCGCCGGTCGAGGATCACTTCGTAGAGCGCCGAGAGAACACCGCGCGAAGCGAGGTTCACCTCGTCGAGAAACAGCATCACCGGCTTGCCGGCGGACTCGTGGAGTCTGGTCGCCTCAGCAACCAGATCGGGCTGGCAGCGCACGGCCGTGCGCGTGGCCACGTCGCCGACCGGGATGCCGCCGAGGTCTTCCGGCAGCATCTGACTGGCGCGCCGGTCGAGCAGCGCATAGCCCGCCGCCTCGGCGACGGAGCGAACAATCTCGCTCTTTCCGATCCCCGGCTTGCCCTCGACCAGCAGCGGCAGGTCAAGCGCCACGGACATGTGGATGGACTCCCGGAGTCCGTCGACCGAAACGGTATTCATCGTGATAGCCATGTGCGGCTCCCCTGTTGCGTAGTGAGACTATCCCACTACTAAAAAATATCATAGCAAATAACGCTTGTTGTGTCAAGCGTTATTTATGACTGTCGGCGGCTCGGCGAACGCCGGCGCAGCCCCGGCACCGGGCGCAGTCGAGGCAGTCGAAGCAGTCCCGGCACTGGACGCACCCGACGCAGCTCACGCAATCGGTGCAGCCGTAGCAGTCGACGCAGTTGAAGCAGTCGACGCAGCCGACGCAGTTCTTCAGCGTCGCCAGTGCCGCCAGCGCGAGCGTTTTCGCGCCCCACATGGCCAGCGACGCCCGATTGCCGTTCTCGTCGACGACCCATCCGGCGGGTGGGTCTACGGCCATGGACAGACTCCTTCGGTCCGGTCGGCGGCGATGTTCCGCGCGCCGGTGTCACGCGAACAGCCTGCGCAGCAGGCACAGTTCTGGCAGTCGACGCAGCGGATACAGTCGGTGCAATCCGAGCATCGGCCGCAGCGGATGCAGCCGGAGCAGCCGGCGCAACCAGAGCAGCGGTGACAGCCGGTGCAATGGTAGCAGTCGTTGCACCAAGCGCAACCGGAGCAGCCGAAGCACCGCAGGCATGCCGTGCTTTCGGTGCAGACCACGCACTCCTGGCAGTCGACGCAGTTGAAGCAGTCGGTGCAGCCGAAGCAGCCCTGCAGACTGTCAAGGGCGGCGCGCGCCGCCTCGACCGACCCCCACCGGGCGACCGACGCCCGATTGCCGTTCGCGTCGGTGATCCATTCGACGGCCATGTTTATGGTTCCTTTCATGGGCGGACTCCTTCGAGTCGGTTGGCGTCGTTAAGGGCTTCGCAGCTGGCGCACTCGTCGCAGCGCGAGCAACGCAGGCACCCGTCGCAGTCGGTGCAGTCCGAGCAGTCGGTGCATCGCCGGCAGCCGGAGCAGTCGGTGCAGTCCGAGCAGTCGGTGCAGTCGACACAGCCGGAGCAGTCGGCGCACCACGAGCAGTCGGCGCAGTGACGACAGCCGGAGCAGTCGGCGCACCACGAGCAGTCGGCGCAGTGACGACAGCCGGAGCAGTCGGCGCACCACGAGCAGTCGGCGCAGTGACGACAGCCCGAGCAGCCCGAGCAGTCGGCACAGTCGGTGCAGCCGGAGCAGCCCTGCAGGCTGTCGAGGACGGCGCGCGCCGCCTCGACCGACCCCCACCGGGCGACCGACGCCCGGTTGCCGTTCGCGTCAGTGATCCATTTCGTGGTCATGGGCGGACTCCTTCGAGTCGGTTGGCCTTGGTCACGTTCCGGCAGTCGGCGCAGCCGGAGCAGTCGACGCACCGGACGCAGCCCGAGCAGCCGGAGCAGTCGGCGCAGTAACGACAGCCGGCGCAGTCGGAGCAGCCCCGGCAGCCGACGCACCGGACACAGTCGACGCAGTTGGAGCAGTCGACGCACCGGACGCAGCCCGAGCAGCCGGAGCAGTCGAAGCAACCCGAGCAGTCCCGCAAGGTGGCGAGGGCGGCGCGCGCCGCCTCGACGGACCCCCATCGGTCGACAGATGCGTGGTTGCCGTTCGCGTCGGTGACCCACGCGATGGTCATGGACGTGGCCAAGGACGCAGTCATGGACGCGATCATGGTCAGGCTCCTTCGAGTCGGTTGGCGTTGGTCACGTTCCGGCAGTCCGAGCAGCCGGAGCAGCCGGAGCAGTCGACACAGTCGAGGCAGTCGGTGCAGCCCCGGCAGCTGGCGCACCGGACGCAGCCGGAGCAGCCATAGCAACCGGCGCAGTCCGAGCAGTCCGCGCAGCCGAAGCAGCCCCGGCAGCCGGAGCAGCTGGCGCACCGGACGCAGCCGGAGCAGTCGACGCAGCCGGAGCAGTCGGCGCAACTGCGGCAGTCGAGGCAGTCCGAGCAGTCGGTGCATCGCCGGCAGCCGGAGCAGTCGGCGCAGTTGGTGCAGTCGACGCAGTCACGGCAGCCTCGCAGGGAGGCAAGGGCGGCGCGCGCCGCCTCGGCCGATCCCCAGCGGTCGACCGACGCCCGGTTGCCGTTCGCGTCGGTGATCCATTTCGTGGTCATGGGCAGACCTCCTCGCGCCGGATCAGATGCGCCTGCACGGACGCCGGCGCCTTGCCCCGTCCGGCGACGTGCAGCAGCGGCACGGTCGGCGCGATCAGGATCGTCAGCCCCGCGTATCGGCTGCCGCCGAACCTCACCTGCAGCGACCGCGCAAGGGCGACGGCCGTCGGCACGCCGAACCAGCCGATCATCGTCGCCAGCGCCGCTTCGCCGGGCGCGACGGGGCCGGCCAGCGCCGCCTCGACCGCACGCACGTCGCCCTTCGACGCACGCAAGGCGCCGCGCAGCCGATCCGCCCCCGGGACGTGCAGCCCCACCAGCCCGCGCCCGGCGAAGCGCGGACCGCGCCGCGCCTGATCCAGATCGCCGGAAAGCACCGCCACGGTCAGCGGGGCGGGCGGAACGGGCGGAGCGTGCGGATCGGAAGCATCGGAGGCATCGGAGGCATCGGTGTCGAGCAGCAGCGCCGTCCGGACGAACGTCTCCGTGGCCGCAGGGTCGAGCAGCAGCACTTCGCCGGACCGGACGTCAGGCACCAGAGACAGTCCGCAGTCCACCGCCGGGGCAGCCCCGCTCGCCGAACGACAGAACACGCGCGCCACGTCGCCCCTGCGCGTCCCGTCCGCCGTCGGCGAGCGCACCACCGACGACAGAAGCGCCGGATCGCCGCCGATCATGCCAGCGACAGCCTCGCGCGCCCGGTGCCAGACAGTCGCCGAGGACACAAGCGAGTCGCCTCCCGAGGAGGCCGAGGACACAAGCGAGCCGTGCTCCGGGACCGCCGCCGTCGCAGCCGCCGCCACCAGCACATGCCCGCGCCGGATGGAGCCGTCCGGCATGGTGTGCGAGCAGGCCGGCAGCGCCGTGGCGAACACGTCGGACTCCACGAGTCCGACAGCGCCGCTCATGTCGCGCATCGTCTCGACGGCGACGCGAACGCGCTCGACCCGATCCGCGAGCGCCTGCGGATCGTCATCCCAGACAACTCGCACCATCCCGCCCTGCCGGAACCCATCCACATCGCACGGACGGGCGCGGAGCGGCGAGATGACGCCGCACCAGCCCATGGCGAGCGCGCCATGCGCGGAACCGTCAGGCACGAACACCGTGCTGGACCCGTCAGGATCGGAGGAGTCGTATTCCATCCCGGCCGCCACCAGCGCACGGATCGGCACGTAGGGACGCGACGACAGGGACGCCGGCGCGCCAGCCTCCCGCAACCGGACCACGGGGCAGAACACCGGCACCGTCGTTGTCGAGTGAAACACGCTATGCTCCGGCAAGGGCAAGGGCACGAACACGGGCGTGCCGTCACGCGGTCCGACCGCCAGCGGCGGCAGGACAGACTCCGGGAGTCCGAGCGTGATGGTGGTAGTGCCGTCTAGCTTCTGCCGGGCCCACAGACCAGGAACCCACCTGCTCAGCAGCGCGTTGAGCCGGCGCGCCGTGCTCGCCGAGCCATACCCGTCAACCGCGAAACCGACCACACGGGCATCGGCAATACACTCCGGAAGCGGCGGGATCACGCCGACCGGCCGCCCCGGCATCGGCCGGAACCCCTTCATCCAGCGGCGGAGCGAACGCTGATCCGCCACGTCGAGCCAGCGCGGACCGGACAGGCGAACGTAGAAGATGTTCCTGGAGAAATGCGACCACACGATCAGGTTCCGGTCGCAGTAGAAGGTCACGGTGGTGCTGCTGCCGCAGGACCGCGCGTAGATGAGCTGCGGCTCGGGCTGGGCCGGACGGCGAGGACGGTGAAGGTTGGGCATGAGCAGACTCCGGGGAGTCGGCCGGGGCGACTGCCACGCGCCGTCCGGCCTGCGTGAATAAGGCATAACTGTGGCAGTATTTGAATTATAGCATCATATACATTGGGTGTCAATAGCGGAGTTATGTGGGAAAAGGGGCTTATATACAGTCGTGAGCGGCTTTCCCACAATTGGTTTGTTGTCCGTTTTAGGGAAGCAATCCTAGAGTGAGCACCCAATTGTGGCAGACGGCGGCTCAAAGCAGGTAAGCCCAGTCAACCTCGGCGACCCCAGCGTTGTGTGGAGCCAGTGATTATTTTTCTCGGCCCTCTCGGAGCCGAATGTGTCAAAATTAAGGAATGTGGGATTACGGCGACTGCGGCACATAGCGGCGATAAGTAGGCTCAGTAGGGAGACTTGGCTTGTTTTGCCGCCAGGATGCGGAAAACCCAGATGTATACGTAGCAAATGGCGGAGGCGGCACTGGGCATACGTAACGGAATTATATATGCCGAGCGGCGTAAGAGGGATTGCGGCGGGGCTATATGCGTATACGCGCGGCGTGTTTTGCGGGGTGGAGGGCGCGGAGAGGGAAGTCCAGAGGGTGTGTGGGGGGTCGTGGTATTGCTGTCTCAGTGAAGGAAATGGAGGTATAAAAATGCGAATGTGGCGGAGGTGTGGCGTTGCCACAATTCGCCGCCGCTGACGAGACCCTACCTTCCAGTTATATGATAAGATTCACTAGTAAATAATGTCTTTGCTGTATATATCCAAGTCCATACGCATTTCTATGGACAGATAGACCGCCCCCAAAGTGCCGCTTACGGACAATTTCCATTCGCCTACTCTTTATAAGTCAGTTTATTGGTATGACGGCACGAAGAATGCCTAGCCAAGTTTCCCGAAATAAAATACTGGGTATACATACTCATTTTCGCCACAATCGCCAGTGTAGTTTCTCGCTCCCGGCCAACAGACCGCTTGACAGCGCCGCTCGGCATGCTACCGTCCGGTTCCGCGTCGCGATCAGACAGGAGGACAGCCCGTGCGCAACACCTACACCCACCGTCTGGCGGAGGAGGCAAAATCCGCTCTTGGGAAGGACTATATCCGTAACTACTGCGTCGAAGTGCTGGCTTGGGCGAAGCTGGCGCTGGCACTGGACGTTCCGAGGGTCCCGCGCTCGCCGACGTCTCCGATGTCGTCGCTGCGGCGGCTCAACATCGTCCATCCGCATGTCCACGTGGCGCAGCAGGTTCCCGCCATGCAGTTGCCGTGGGGGGCCGTGGCGCGCGACGCGCCGCTCGGCCCGGCGACGATCTTCGTCTACCGGACGGGACGGCTGCTGGCCTTCAACAAGCTGCTGCTGGCCGAAGTTTTCGCCTCCATCGAGTCTTCGGTCGTGGCGGCTCCGTCGCGCCTTGCCAAGGCGCGCAACGCGGCCTCGCGGGCCTTCATGCGCACGTCCATCGCCGCCGAGGCCGCCGCTGCCCTCGGGCGGGTTCCCCCGGGCCGCTGGACGCCGCAGACGGACGTCCTGTGCGGCTACAACCTCCCGACTGTCGGCAGGATCGCCGTGGATGGTTTCTCCGCGCCGGGCGTGACGGCCTACGGCTTCTTCACGCGCGCTGCCGGCAAGCAGTCGGCCATGGCGCCGGCCGTGGTCGTGGCACAGACGTTCCTCGACGCCATCCAGTCCGGCTCGCTGGACCGCTGGACAGGCATGGCTCCGGCTGCTGGCAGGCTTGGCGCGCAGGCACCGGTGGCACCGTCGCTGCAGGCGCCTCTGGCAGACTCCGGGAGTCCGATCCCCATGCCGACGCGGGTCGAGGCCCGCCCCGATCCGGGCGTCGATGACGACCTTCGCGATGTGTTCGAGTCGCTGCGTGCCGTCGAGGACTGACGGCCGCCGCGCTCCGCCGCGCTCCGCTCCGCCGCGCAGTTCCCCGCGAGGAACCATAAACAACGCAACCCCGGGGCCGCTCTGCCGCGTCGTTGCCTGCATGGAACCATAAACATCGCCGCGCCGCGCGCGGCGATGTTTCCAGGCCGGAGCGGAGCTTCCGGCCTGTTTCCCGCACCATGGCCGGCCATGGTGCAGCGCAGCGAACGGCCTGTTTCCCGCGCCGTGGCCGGCCATGGTGCAGCGCAGCGATTCGACGCCGCTCCGGCCTGGAAAGCGGGCGTGAAAAAACCCGCCTGGCGCAAGCCAGGCGGGCCGGAAAGCGGGCATGGAAAAACCCGCCTAGCTTGCGCTAGGCGGGCTGGAAGGCGCGGCTCACTTGCCGCGCGTGGTGCGCGGCCGCGTCTTGGGCGCCGCGACCGGAGCCGGAGCCGGAGCCGGAGCCGGAGCCGCGACCGGAGCCGGAGCCGCGACCGGAGCCGGAGCCGGAGCCGCGACCGGAGCCGCGACCGGGAGTTGGTCGATGCTGGCCAGCAGGCTGGCCAGCAACGCTTCCGCCTTGGATCGCATTCCGCGATCCAAGGCCGCCCGCAACTCATTGGCCGTAGCGCGCACGCGAGTAATTGCCGCGTGCGTTTCTTCGATGGCCGCGCGGCCACGTTCCTTGCGTTCTGCCGCGCGCGCGACATAGGCCGCGCGGTTTCGGCGATTGGCCTCGGTATCGGCTGACGTGATTTCGTCGGCCGACACTACGGCAAGTCCGGGCACATGCACGGGTTCCGGTTCGTCCTTGAGTCGAGCCATGCCGGTAAGCCGTTCTTCCGCGGCCACGAAAGCGTTGCTGACCCGCTTGAGAGCGGCAGCGACCGCCTTCCGACGGGCATCAATCTGTTCGTCGGACTCGCCGGGCATGGCAAGTTCGATACGGGCCTTGACTCTTTCACGGATTGAAGCCCGCATCCGCTTCACGACGTCGTGCTGCTGTGCTTGCAGCAACGCGAATACGTGGCGACACAGCGCAAGATATGGACTATCGTCGCGCTGATAGCTTTTTGCCGCGACGGCGACCGCTTTGACGGCATTGGCCGTCAACTCGGCATCCGCGATGGCATCCGCCATCGCGTCCGAGGTAGACGGCTGGCTAGTCGGAGCCGGAGCCGGAGCCGGAGCCGCGTCCGGAGCCGGAGCCGCGTCCGGAGCCGGAGCCGCGTTCGGAGCCGGTTTGCTGGCGATCATGGCCGCCAACGCAAACAAATGCTGAATGCTCATAGGTCACTCCTATCGGGTTTTGAGCGGATCGCATGGCCGTAAACCCATAACCGACCATGCAGCAATTATTATACAAAACAGCCGCTAAGTCAATAACTACGTTACGCGCTAGACTCCGTGGAGTCCGGCATCGCCGCGCTGCGCTTTGCTGCGCCGCAGCAAGCAATGCTGCGCCGCCGAAAGCAGATGCTGCGCCGCAGCAAGCAATGCTGCGCCGCGAGACGCGGGTGCCGCGCTGCCGAAACGTAAATGCTGCGCTGCCGAAACCGGACTCCACGGAGTCCGACCCCCCATCGGACCAAAGGGGCGGGGGCGCCGTGGCTCCAAAAAGCAAGCCACTAGCTCGCGCTCGACGCCACTTCGCGCGGTGTGAAATCCGACAGGCCACGCAACCCCAGCCCGACGGCGCAACCCCAGCCCGACGGCGCAACCCCAGCCCGACGGCGCAACCCCAGCCCGACGGCGCAACCCCAGCCCGACGGCGCAACCCCAGCCCGACGGCGCAACCCCAGCCCGACGGCGCGACCCCGCCGAACGACGGAAGACGCTCTTGACAGCGCGAAAGACATCCGGCACCGTAGCCTCGCTGTTTGGTTTTAGGATTTCCTCCTGAGCACGCGACTGGCCGGTGCGTCGCCGCACCGGCCTCTTTCTTTTTGCGCCGCCCGTTGACACGACGGCTTCGCCGCGTGCATCATGGATTCGGTCAACCTGCACAAGGACCGACCGTCTGGGAGTAAAGCGGGCCGCCCCCGCCTTCACGCCGGAGACACCCACATGAACGCCACCCAGCAGCCGCGCCCGGCGCTGCCCCCGCAGCTTCGCACGCAGGCCGCCCTCGCCGTCGACCAGTTCTTCGGAGTGCTCGGGATCGCCGTCACCAACCGGACCGCGCACGACGCCCTGACCGACGCCATGGGGCGCCTGATGGCATCCGCATTCCATGCCGGCGTCGAGTATTCCCGCAAGATCGACGCGCCCGGTTTTGCCGGCCCGACCGAACCCGACACGATGGACAGCGCCAATGGCCCCGACTACACCAAGGGTTAATGACGCCGGACGCTATATTTGCATGGCGTTCGAAGGTTTCGCGCCGAAGCCCTATATCTGCCCCGCCGGCGTCCGCACGCAGGGTTTCGGCCACACGGCGGCCGCCGGGCCGACGACGCCTCCCATGGGCGAGGACTGGACGGTTGCCGACGGCGTCGCGATCTTTGCCCGCACGTTCGACTCCTACGCGGCCCGGGCAGCGACCCAGCTTGGCCCGCAGGCCATGTCCCGCCTCACCGACAACCAGTTCTCGGCGCTGGCGAGCTTCGTCTACAACACCGGATCGCTCTATCTGAAGTCCGGCCACCCGACCGGAATCCTCCGCGCGGTTCGCGAGGGACGGTTTTCGGATGTTCCCGCCGAACTGCGCCGCTGGACGCGCGCTGGCGGGCAGACGCTGCCCGGGCTGGTCCGGCGGCGCGAGGCCGAGGCGGCCCTGTGGTCCAACGATCCGAAGACCGCCATCCGGCTGGCTGGACCGATCCCTCTCGTCGACGCGCGCGGGCGGGTTGCCGGCACCGTGCGGCTTCCGTCCGTGACGGGTGTTCCCAACCTCACGCCGTTCGACGGCACGCCGCGTTCCGGCGAGCAGGTTGCCCCCACCGCCACGCCTCCGACCGCCTCCGCCGAGGAGGTGGACAGCGCCGCCCGCGATTCGGTTCAGCGCAACCGTGGCAAGTTCGCCGGCGCGGCCTCCGCCGGCGGCGCGGCCCCGGCGGCCACCATGGCGACCACCAGCGACTGGCTGCTTGTCGGCGTCGTTGCTATCGTCGTCCTCGGCCTGCTGATCGGGGCGCTGGTCTGGTGGTTCGCCGGGGTGAGGCAGGACGCCGACCTGCACGCCGCCACCGGCACGCCGCAGGGACAGCCGCTGCCCGAGCCCGAGGCAGACCCCTACGCCCCCGGCGGCCCCGCCGACCCGGCGCGCGTCGCGGACAACTTCGTGTGAACCATGGGCGCGCCGGCGAGATTTGCGACCGCTGCGCTCATGGTCCTCGCCGTCGTCGTGCCGGCCGCTGTCCTGGCCTTGTTCCTCTCCTTGCTCTGGCACGCCGCGTTCAACCTCGGCAAGGCCGAAGGCTACGCGGACGGGTCGCGGTCCGGGTTCGCGGCGGGGTTCCTGACCGGCAGGGACAGTTGTCGCCGCGCGCCGCCAGAAGACGGGAGCCTGCACATGCACAAGGCCATTGCCATCGTCGTCGCGGCCACCTTCGCCGCTGCCGCCGTCGACACGCTCCGCGCGCCCTCCGCGCCCTCCGCGCCTTCCGCGCCCTCCGCGCCCTCCGCGTCCGTCCCGCCGGAGAACTTCGTCTGCGACGACCCGGACTCCCCGGACCTCGACATCGAGGCCCTGCGGGACTGCCTGCGGCCGCTCGTGCGGTCGGCGCCGCCGGGTTGACGCGCTGACCTGCGGGTCTATCTTCGGGGCACGAGGACAGCCATGGCTGCTGCGGCTGCACAAGACCTGAACGACACCACGTCCGGCGCGGTGCTTGCCGCCGACGAGGAGGCGGCGCGTCTCGCGCGCCTCGGGCTGACCGAGCGGCCGGTGCTATCGGCCGACAAGGCCGCCGCCGGGCGCAAGGCATACGGCGTCGTCTCCGACCGCCTGACGGGCAGGACGAGGCAGGAGCGGCCGCGCGAATGGTGGCTGGACTGGCTGGATGCCGTTGGCGTCGACGCCGTGCTTGAGAAGATCGCCTCCGGGATGCTGCCGGTGGAGATTGCCTTCTGCAACGACGTGCCGCTCATGGTCATGAACGAGTGGCTGCGCACCCGCGTGCCGCCGGACAGGCTGTCGGAGGCATGGGCCGTTCACGCCGAGGTGCTGCTGCTGCGCGCCCAGCTGGGGATCACGCAGGACGCCGACAGCCCGGGCGAGGCGCAGCTCATCAAGGCCGAGTGTGACCGCTTCGCGTGGATGGCCGAGCGGCTGGACAGCCGGCGCTGGGGCCCGCCGGGCAAGTCGGCGGAGAAGCCCCCGCTCGTCGCCATCGAGCTGAACATCTCCGGAGCCGCGCAGGGCAGGCAGGTGTTCCAGACCATCGACGCCGCGCCGGTCGCGCCCCACGCTGGCGCGCCGACCGATGCGCTCGACCTGCTGGCGGCGCCGGCGGCCGCTCCGACGATGGGCGACCTCGACGAAGCCTTCAGGGTCATCTTCGGCACGGACCCGCAGCCACGCACGCGGCTGGTGCCGGCATGAGCGACGGTCAGGACAAGCTCACCTACACGCCGACCCCCACCTTCGCCGCCTTCCACGCGGACGACAGCCTCGTGCGCGCCGTCATGGGGCCGTTCGCGTCGGGCAAGTCGACGGGCATGGTGATGGAGCTGCTGATTCGCGCCATGCAGCAGAAGGCCCACGGCGGCGTGCGCTACAGCCGGGCGCTCGTCGTGCGCAACACTTACGCCGAGCTGAAGTCGACGACGATCCGCACCTTCCTGCAGTGGCTCGGGCCGCTGGGGGAGATCGCCTACGACAGCCCCATACGGTTCAAGTCCGTGCGCTCCCTGCGCGACGGCACGGTGATGGACTTCGAGGTGTGGTTCCTGCCGCTGGACCGCGAGGACGACGTCAAGAAGCTCCGCTCGCTGGAGGTGACCTTCGCGTGGATCAACGAGGCGTCGGAGGTGCCGGGCAACGTGCTCGACCAGCTGCGCGGCCGCATCGGGCGCTACCCGCCGCCGACGCTCGGCGGCCCGTCGTGGCGCGGCATCATCATGGACACCAACCCGCCGCCAGTGCGCAGCTGGTTCTACGACCTGTTCGAGGTGCGCAAGCCGGAGAATCACAAGCTGTTCCGCCAGCCGCCGGCGCTGCTCGACGGCCCGGAGCCGGGCACCTTCGTGCCCAACCCGGAGGCGGAGAACATCCGCCCGGAGCTGGGGGGCTACCAGTATTACTTCAACCAGGTCGCTGGCGCGGACGAAAGCTTCATCAAGGTCTTCGTTCAGGGCCAGTATGGGCAGATTTTCGACGGCCGGCCGGTCTATTCGCGCTTCGACGACCGCATCCACGTCTCGAAGGAGCCGCTGCAGCCCAACCCGCTGGCTCCGCTGGAGATCGGCATGGACTTCGGCCTCAACCCGGCGGCCGTGTTCACGCAGCTGTCCCCGCGCGGCGGGCTCTACGCCCTCGACGAGATCGCCCCCGCCAACGTCACCTTCGAGGAGTTCGTGACGGAGATGCTGGCGCCGAAGCTGCGGGAGCGGTTCAGGGGCATCCCCGTGCAGGTCTACGGCGATCCGGCGGGGGCCAGCCGCAATTCCCTGTCGAGCAAGACCGTCTACGAGATTCTGCGCGAGCGTGGCATCGCCGCCGTGCCGGCGCGGACCAACGACCTGCTGCTGCGGCGCGACGCCGTGACCTACTTCCTTGAGCGTCAGAATGGCTTCCTGCTCGACCCGCGCTGCCGCATTCTGAGGGAGGGCTTCCTCGGCGGCTACAGGTTCGCCAAGCAGTCCGGCAGGCAGACGTCGGACCCGAAGCCCGAGAAGAACGAGTTCAGCCACATCCACGACGCGCTGCAATACGTGGCGCTCAACTACTACCAGACGGCCATGTCGGCGCGGCGGCGCCCGCTGCCCGGCGTTTCTGGTCCGCAACGACGCTTCCGGTATGCCTGATAACGTGGTATTCGTCGGACATGGCCATGACCAATCCGTTTGCGCAGAAATTGGTCGACGCGCTTCGAGGCGCGGCGCTGGCCTACGAGCAGCCTGATCTGCTGTCCGGCCTCGCCCGGCACGTGCGCGAAGCCTTCACCGCCGCCGACATGCACCGTCGCTCGTCGGGTGTCGAGCGTGACCTCATGCGCTGCCTGCGCGCGGTCAACAACGTCTACGACCCCGAGGACATGGAGGTGCTGAACGGGGTCGACATCTACATCGGCTTGACCAACCTCAAGGTGCGCGGTGCCAAGGCGTGGATCACCGACATTCTGGCCAACACCGAGGACCAGCCGTGGACGATCAAGGCGACGCCCAAGCCGGAGCTGCCGGAGGAGGCCACGGAGGCGGTCCGCCAGAAGCTCGCCGATGAGATCGCTCGCTACGGCATGACGTTCAACCTGCAGGACCGCGCCTCGCACCTGCTCGCCGTGGCGCAGAAGCACACCGACGCGGTCGCCGCCGCGTCCGCCGAGCGGATGGAGGCCATCATCCGGGACCGCATGGTCGAGGCAGGCTGGCGCACCACCTTTGACCAGTTCGTCAACGACCTCGTGACCTACCCCACTGCCATCCTGCGCGGGCCTGTCGCGTCGGTCGAGTCCGACCTTCAGTGGCGGGGCAACACCCTCGTCCCGGTCCGCCGGACGGTCTACCGCATGGTCCGCGTCGACCCGTTCCGCTTCTACCCCAGCCCCAATTCGACCTGCCCGAACAGCGGGGCCTACGTCATCGAGCGGGTCGACATGTCGGCGGACGAGCTGGCGGGGTGCATGGACCTGCCGTTCTTCGACGAGGTGGCCATCAGGAAGGTCTTTGCGCAGTTTCCCAACGGGAAGTCGGAGCATTTGTCCGCGCAGACGGCGGTCGATGACGCCAACAAGACCAAGGCAGATACCCATGCGCCCTCCGACGGCGTTTACCAGGTGCTCGTCTACTACGGCAAGGTGAAGGGCGACCTACTGCTCGACCATCACGTCGCCGGCGTCGACCCGCAGCGGGTCTACGAGGCGGAGGTGTGGACCTGCGGCGACATCGTGATTCGCGCCCTGCTGAACCCGCATCCGCTCGGCAAGCGGCCCTTCTTCGCCTGCTCGTTCGAGGTGATCCCCGGGGCGTTCTGGGGCAAGGCGCTGCCGCTGCTGCTCCGCGACGTGCAGCGGCTGGCCAACGCGGCGGCACGGTCGCTGGTGCGCAACATGAGCTATTCCGCCGGCCCCATCGGCGAAGTCGACTACGAGCGCCTGTCCGAAAGCGAGACGAACGTCGAGGAAGTGACGCCCTACCGCATCTACCGGGTCGCGGCGGACAGGTTCAGTTCGACGCCCAGCCCGGCGTTCCGGTTCCAGATTGTCCCCAGTGTCGCCGACCAGCTTCTGCGTATCTACGAGTATTACGCCAAGATGGCAGACGACATCTCGGGTATTCCGGCCTACGTGCTCGGCAACCCGCAGGTGGCCGGCGCCGGCCGCACGCTGGGTGGCCTCTCGCTTCTCATGGGCAACGCGGCGAAAGGCGTCAAGAACGTCATCTCGTCGGTCGACAAGTATATCATCGAGCCGGTGGTGAGGGCCTACTGGACGCTTGAGATGCTTTACGGCTCGGATCATTCCGCCAAGGGTGATTCGCAGGTCGTGGCGCGCGGGGCGTCCGGTCTTCTGCAGCGCGAGCTGTCGCAGGCGCGCGCCGTCGAGGTGCTGAACATGCTCACCCCCTACGCGCAGGCTGGCCTCGTCCCGGCGGCCGGGCTGCAGGTGGTCATCCGCAACGTGCTGCAGTCGCTCGGCTTCAGCGCCGACGAGATTGTCCCCGATCCGGCGCGGCAGGCGCAGCTCGCCATGGCCGGCGGGCAGCGCCCGCCGATGCCGACGGGCATGGCGGCCGGGTCGCCGGTGCCCTCGACGCAGCCGGGCACGCCGATGCCGCGCCTCGACCGTCGTTCCGCCCCTCCGCCGGACCCCGGCGCCTACCGTCTGCCGCCGGCGGCGGCTGAACCGCAAGGAGGATGAAGATGCCCCACCTCATGGACGGGGAGCCGGTGCTCATCAACGATCAGGTGCATGACACCGCGCTCGGCAACGGGCGGGTGGTCGAGCTTCTGCTTGACAACCGCTTCGTCGTGCAGTTCTATCCGACCCAGCGCAGGGTCACTTATCGGACGAATGGTGTGGCGGCCAACAGGCAGCATCGGTCGCTTTACTGGCACGACCCGGTTCTGGTCATTCCGGCCAAGGCCGAGCCGCGCTGGCTGCTGATTCGGCGCATGTGCATGGGTATCGTGACGGAAATGCGAGGCTTCTCGTCGTGAATGTCACCACCGCCCGCCATTTCGACGTAGGCACCGCCGGCTACAATCCGGCGGGCGAGAAGACGTGGCACGGGCGGCCGTTCTGGCGCCGCGACGGCGAAGTCCTCTGTTCCAGCCACACCATCGACGTGTGGGACAGCCCGGTCGTGATCCGGGCCTTCGGCTTGCCGTGCGATTCGCGCATCGTCGTCCAGATGGTGGCCGGCTGCAACGAGGGCAGCGTCTATCAAGACCTCTACCTCTGTGGTAGACTCATCAGCCTGACACCAACCAACAATCTCGTTGTTCTCCCGGTCGACGGCCGCTACCGCCTTCGGCTTATGGGAGCCGACCCCGACGAGGTTTACGTGGTGCAGCACCGCACCGGCATTCACTTCGACTTCGGGAGTCTTTTGCGATGAGCTGCAATCCCTGCGACCCGTGCTATCAGGGCCATGTTCCGGCCACGCTTTCGTCGCCGCTGCAGACGATTGCGGTGGATCGGTCGGGTGTTGACCTGCAGACCTTCACCATCGACATCAACCCGGCGAACACCGCTCAGGCGCTGGCGCAGAGCCCCGCCGCAACCGCCACGTTGTGCGCTGCGCTGAGCAACTGCCTTAATCTGACGGTCGAGCTTCCTCTGGTTGGCGAAGGCACTCCGTCTGACCCGCTGCGGCTTCTCCCTCTTGGGACGGTCAACCTCATCATCTCGCATCCGCCGGCCATGACGCTGCTGTGCGACGCCATTCGGTCGTGCGTCGGATCGCTGAGCATCGACGACATCATCAACTACGGCACCGACCCCGCAGGTTTCCCGATGGTCGTGGTCGTGAACCCCGACACCATCGGCATTCGCCGCCTTGTCGCCGGTCCCGGCATCGTGATTGTCCAGCAGCCGGACGGCTCGTTGCGCATCGAGGCCAACTACGCCGAAATCTGCGCCGGGTTGACCTCGATCAACTGCGCCGTTGGCGGCGGAGGCGTCGGCTCGGTCGGCTCGGTCGGCACGGTCGGCACGGTCGGTGTCGGCACGGTCGGTGTCGGCACGGTCGGTGTCGGCACGGTCGGTGTCGGCACGGTCGG